TTATGGGTTCACCAATCGGCTGCGACCGGAAGCCGCGAAAGTTCCGGCGGTTCCGAAATCCGTTTCCATGGGGCATTGTTTTCTCCTTCAGCCGCGGAATCGTCTGCGTATTGGTGCGATAGCGGTGGGTTCCTCGGCTGGATTGGTGCGAAACCCGCCACTAACGGGGTTTCCGGCTTCGTCGATTACCGGCCCGTCGGCTTGGCTCCCGGGGAAGTTCACCGGCAGGCCCTGCAATGCGGCAAGCTCGAATGCCGCCGCCGTCCCGATTTCGCGAAACGGGCCGAGATCGGAGCGTATCTGTGCGCCCTGACCGGCCTGTAGCGCCGCGGCGCTCTTTGCCGCGCTGGCCGCTTTGTTACCCGCTATGATGGATGTCCCCGCGCCGATAGCCGCTGCGCCGAGAATCGCCGTCGTCGCCGTAATCGCCATTACAATCTCCTGACGTAAATATGCTCCAGGGGCCGGTATCCGGCCCGCTGGTATATCGCCCCGACAATTTCGGGATTGAGCGCTTCAAGCGCGATCATGTGCATGGTCTGGGCCCCCTTGTCTTTCGCCGCTGCCTCCAGTGCCGCCAGAAGCGATTTGCCGGCTCCGCGGTGCTCCGGGTCCACCCACCAGAACATTTCCACGGCGGCGCTCTGAGCGGTCATATAGATCGGGGATACCAGCGCCCCGGCCATGCCGTGCGGACCGATCAGCAAAATACCGGCGGCGGACTCGATCAACATCCGCGCCGTCGATTCGGCCGCGGCGTCATTGTAGTCCCCCAGTATCGGGGCATTCATTTCCTCGAAAAACCGCCGGCCCATATCCACTATCCGCGGGATATCGCCATGCACGGCCTTGCGGATCATGTCTCCAGCGCCCCGGAAGTCCTGAGTTTCGCCAGCAGGTCGTTGTGATCCGCCAGTAGTTGGTTGTGGTCCGTAACCAGTTGGTTTACGTCCGCCTTCAACTCGTTGATCAGATTCTGCTCCGGCGCCCCGTACCCACCGGACGCATCGGCGGTATCGACCGAAACCGTGGATGCCGTGGTGTCGCCCCTCGCCGCTGCCTGCTTCACGAAGCCCAGTGTGGAAGTGCTCGCGCCCGTCAGCAATTCGCGGATTTTCTCGAAGAACAGCGCGCTCTGGTTGGTTTTCTGAAACTCGGGCGGGGTGAGTTGCAGCAGGCTCATGGGTTCTTGCCCCCGTATATGGTGAACTTCGTGGGTTCGCTATAGGTCAGCCGGAAATTGCGCAATTTTGCCATGCCGAACCGCCTCCACACCGCGCGCTTCATATATTCACCGATTTTCCCGATGCCGGCCCAACGCTCGTTCGACCATGTTTTCCCGCCGTTTTTGGAAAACTGCATCACGACCTGGGGATTCGATCCCTGGCCGGAAGTCAATCCCACTCCATGTTCGAACACGACCTGAATTTCCGGGATTTCGATATCGTCGACGCCATCACCGATCGGAAAGGATATCGCCTGCCTCTGAAGCGCGTTGGCGCCGTCGGTGTAATTCGCCAGGTTCATTTCATAAACGATGCCGAGCTGATAGTCTCCAACGAGATGCTTTCCATAGACACTCGCGTAACTGTCGCCGCGCCACCTTCCCGCCGCGAAACTCGAACGCTCGTGCCACAATCCCGTTTTGGCGTCGTAGACCTCGGCATTCCCGGTATCAAAGCCCAGCACGTAAAAGGCGTGACCCTCGTCTTTATAGGTCCACGCCCTTGCCCCTGTCCTTCCCCTGATGCGGAATTCGACGCCATGATCGGAAATCTTGGTCGGCTGAACGCCGGTAAAGCTATACACATTACCGTCACTGCCAAGCCCGTACATTGCCTGATCAACGCTGGCGAAGGTGCCCCGAACGCCGCCGATGTCCTCCAGCACGGCCCCGCCGATGCGCGCGAAGGCGAAGGGGGAAGCGGCGGAGTTGAAGTAAAGCTCCATCGTGCGCTCGCCGATCAGCCACAGATTGCCCGCATGGGCAAAACACTGAACCAGATTGTCCGGCGCCGATTCCGCAGTTCCGAACGACAGAGAATTCCACGATTTCGCGTTATTCAGATCCGAGGCGTAAACCTGTCCCGTATTGGCCTTGGTGTAGAGGATGTACTGGTCGAGGAATGTCAAACTCGTCGCGTCGTCGGTAAAATCCGGATCGAGCGCCGATATACTCTGAAGCAATGTTCCGTCCCAGATATACCCCGTGCCGGCCGAATTTATAATTACCAATTGGTCCGCCGCGTTGCTCGACATGAACACGTCGCCCGAACCCGCGATGAACCCCGCCGCACCGCGTAGCGTTTCCACCCCGGCGCTGTCGATTTCGTAGAGGTCCGTTCCCGACACCACGAACAAGGTAGACGCGTTCGATATGTTCATTTGGCGCATGCCGCGGATCGGCCCAACCCCGACCACGGAAAAATTCATCAGGCCCGGCGTTGAACGAAGGACCACCTGGGAAGTGGAACGCTGCGGCGTTTCCTCGGGGAAAAGGTTGATCAGACGCTCCGCATTGAGCGATTGCGACCTTCCCGAGTAGCTTGCCAGCGCGAAGGGGATCAGCATCAGCCGGTATTGATGTCGTAGCGGCCTTCGCCGGACAATCCGGGCATCCCCGCCTCGAATGTCAGTTCCGCGGGTTCTGCATAGGCCGCCCAGATGGCGTTCCAGCCCTTGTTCGCGACCGTTGCGACGGCACCCGTGATGGGGCGGCCATACTCGGACGCCAGGCGCGCCGCCAGCAGATATTCTATCGCCTCGTGGTATTCCGGCGGCATGATATGGTCGTCCGACAAGGCGAGGTCGTTATGCCCGATATCTGCCCCCCTGCCCTTCCAGCCGTGCATCATCTTGTTGAGCACCGCAAGGCCATCATCGGTTTCCGACGACGTGGGATTCTCGCCATCGGGCGTAACGCGCAGGATACGGAAGGCGCTGTATATGCTGTCGCGGGCGGTGGTCATGGAAGATCCCTTTCAAGCGTAATCGTGCCTTCCTGAACCAGATTGACCGCGCCGGACTTCGTGACTTCTACGGCATGCCGGTAGCGGCCCGGTTTCAGGCTGGCGGTGTCGGCCGCTGGCAGCGACAGCGTATAGCTTCCATCCGCCGCTACGACCACGGTAATGCCGTCGCCGATCGATTTGGTGACGCTGGTCGTAAAGCGGCCCCTCGGCCCGATGCGCCATGAAATCGTCGCGCCGGTCAGGTCGATGATGTTTCCGCCACAGTCCCGCGCAATGAAGGTTTCCGAGGGTGTCAGGTCGGTCCCACGGACCAGCCGGTAGTTACGCCGCATCGCGGATCATCGCCTGGATTTGGGCCTTGGTGAAGCCGACCTTGGCTTTGTTGCCGGTGACTTCGGTATAGCGCGCCCGGATTTGCGCCATTGACACCTCGTCGGTGGGCATGTCCTCGATGTTCACGGCGGGATTTTGGTCATCGGCCGGCGGTTCCACGGGCGCCGGATCGACAGACGGCAACGTTCCGCGAGGGGCCGGAGGTTCCTGGCATTTGGCCGGGGAATCCGTCCAGCCCTCGTCTTCCGGTATGTCGGCGGGATGATCGAACAGCCTGGACTCCGGCTTGCCACCGGCCCGGTAGCGGTAGCGCCATGTCTTGTGCGCGTTTTCGGCCCGCGTATCCTTGTCCAGCTTTTCCTGGATCAACTGCGCTTCGGTAGGCTCTGGCATGGTTTCCTCATTTGTTGAGCATCTGGTTCATCGCATAGACGAGATTGTGGGCCGGACGGGTGACGCTCGGCACTGTTGGCGTCTTCCCGGTGAAGCTGGCGTACAACGGCCTCGCACCGCCATACAGCCCAAGCCTGGTAATGTGCGCCACGGGATGTCCGGCGCCGGCGGATTTCCCGGCGAAACTTGCGTAACGCGGCCTAGCGCCGCCGTACGCCCCCAGACGGGTAATATGGGCGACGGAACGCCCTGCAGCCGTCTTGCCCGCAAAACTCCCATAGGGCGGTCGCGGCCCGCCATGCGCGCCAAGCCGCGTAATCATTTTACACGATCACAAACGTATCGCCCGAAACCGGTGCCGTTGTCAGGGCCGTGAAGGTAAGGGTGTTTGTCGCCGCCGTGCAGCCCGTGATGTCGGTTGCCTGCCCCCGCAATGCAGCGGTCGTGGTATCGGAGGCGAAGATAATCGTGCGCCCGTTGAACTGGTCGTCTACCGTGATGCCAATATCGGAGACCATCGTGGTTGTCGTGGGCGTGCCCGAAGCGATTCCAATGAGGATCGTGTCGACGGACGCCTCGAAGTTCGTTCCTGACTGCGTGATCCCGCCAGCCGAGGATATATTCGAGTCCATTCTGCTGTTCACCAAGGCGGCCGGCAAACGCGCCTGAATATCGTCGGTATCCGCCTGGACCGCAATAACGTCTATCGAAACGTTATCGCCCGCCGCATCTGTCGCGACCGCCTGATAGATCGTCGTGGCATCGGCAACGGGATCGCCGATTGCCTGTCCGAACGTGCCTTGTGTCTGGTGTCCCGTGGCGTCTTCATCCCAAATGGCGTCGGACATCGTTGTGTCGTTGGCCGCGCTGTCATCGATAATAACACCCGCCGCGCCGGTGATGATGTCAAGGTCGTTCTGTGCCGTCGTAAGGCTTGCAGCCGTGGCCAGGTCGTCGATTCCCGTCGCGCCACCGGCAGAGGTCGCGAGCCCGCCCGCCGCATCCGCCGCCGCATTGGGTAGCGCCGTCATGCCGCCGCGCACGGAATCCCGCAAATCGACATCGGTCAAATCGATCAGCAGGGGCCGCATCATGGTGTTGTTCGCGCCCGCCGCCACGAGTTGAATAACGACATAATCGACACCGGTCGCGAAAGCCGCGTCGGGCACGTCCAGCCTGTAGAGGCCCGGCATGTTGACGGAATCGATTTCGATGAACCCGCCGTCGGCATGCACCCCGGCCACAGTCTGCGTAATCAGGGTGAAATCCACCCGCGCCGCGCCCTGCCGGTGGTAGGAAGCCGACCCTCCGGTCTCTATATCGCTGAACAGTAACCCGGTCGTAGGCTCGCCCGGCGCTGTTCCGCCATCGTCATCGACGAAATAAACATCGACCGTGACGTTGATTTTGCCGGCGGTGATGATCATAGCGCCGGCCCCGCGTCAAACCCGCCATGCAATCCTGGGGGATTGAGCAGCAGCAGGCGGTTGGTTGCGGCCACGGCAGAAGTCACCGAAATCAATTGGCGCGGGATGGGCTGGAGTATCCAGATCGGGCGGAGGTTTCCGGCAAAGGCGGCGATATTCGTCTGCTGGTGGAAAATCATACCCCGCCCCCCGTCACGATGGGCACGAAAGCATCGTCGGGCGCTCCGGGAGTCCCGCCGGTGGCGGTAAAGCGGAAGATGATGACGCCGCCATTCATGTCGGCTGCGGATGCGTCGTATTGGTACATGCCGTTGGCGATCTCGGCGAACGTCCCGGTGCCGGCCCCGAAGGCCCCACCGTCGATAGACCTGGTAACGGCAGTGCCCGTCGCGCCAGTGACCGGCGTTACATGGTCCGAGGCCGCGACAAACAGAACCGGAATGTTGTTGAAAACGGCATTCTGGGTCGGCAGGAGACCGTCGCGGATTTCATCGACCGCATCGGCAGCGAGCGCATTGGCGTCGATGGCGCCCGCCGCGAACTTGGCGGCGGTGATCGCTGCCGCGTTGATGGCCGTGGCCGTGATGACGTTGGCCTGCATGGCGCTGACATCGGCATCAATCGCGCCGCCGACGAGAGCCGCCGGAAGACGGGACTGGATATTCTGCGTGTCCGCCTCGATGTCTGAAAGAACGGCGTCGACGTTCGTCTTCAATTGGAGACCGATGCTGGAGGCGGTTGCGACGGCTGATGCCAGAACGTCCCAGACGGAGACTGCCAAGGCGGTGGAGAATGCCGTCAGGGTGCGCGAGGCGCTGGCCCAAACCTTGTCAGCGGCCGTCTGGGTGATGTCCACCAATCCGGTCGTGACGGTGATCGACATATCCGCGAAGTTCGACGGGAAGGCCTGCGTCAGGCTGTATCCCGTCTTGCCGATATTCCAGTCACCTTTCCCGTTCAGCGCGGCGGCCTCGATCTGCGCCGCAGCAAGAGTTCCTATGGACGTGTCGAAATCAATCGGCACTTCGCCCGTGGCGAGAACGTCGAGGGTGCGGCCCGCCGTGGTGCTCTGGAGCGGCCCAGCCGAGGCCGCGCCGTACATCGCGTCGTACACCGCCTCCTCGACCACATAGGCCCGCGTGTAGACGGGCAGGCAGACGGAAACGTCCTGCACGACGAACACCACTTCTCCCACGGTATCGAGATCGGTCGTCGACGCGGTGTAGTCGTACCATCCCGCAGCCCCGGTGACGGCGACGAAGGCCCCGGCCATCGCAACGGTAGCGGCACCGTTGGCCTTCAACACTTCGGCCTCGTCCGCGGCAGCAAGCGTGATCCCCGTTTCCGGCGTCGCGCCGTCGCCAACATCGACGAACGGCCCCATGCGGATATCGATGGAGGTGCTTTGCTTCAAAATCAGCATCAGTTGTTCGCCATCTGTTTGTAATGATGCATGAACACGGGAATCGGCGTGCTGGCCGCGACCCACGGCCCGTCCGCGAAGGCATCGCTGTCATAGGTCAGTTCAAGCGTCTGGTTGCCGTGATTCGCCGCTCGCGTGGCGGCCACCAGGCATTCGAAACGGTCGCCCGCACCCCCCGCGGTCCATGAGACACTGCCAGTCGTCGCGAGTTTCAGTCCGGCGGGCGCGGCGAACAGCGCCTCGGTCTGCGCCTTCGTTTCCAGATCGACGGTAAGGCCGGTATTGACCCGCGCGAAATGCCCGGTTGCCGCCCCGGCCGCCCGCAGACCGAAGGTGATGTCCGCGTCCACCGTGGAAGCATCGAGTTGGCAGCGGTATGTCCCGGTCGGCCATGCGGCGCTGTCTGGCTGGCCTGCGGCGGTCGTGAAGCAAAAGACCAGGAATGCATCGCCGCCTCCGAGAGTGTCGGATTCAAGCTCTCCGGCGCCGGCCGTGGTATCGAGGAGGTTTTCCAGGGTAGCATTGTCGGTCGCGTGAATGCCCGTCGCGGAATCGGTGTCGCGCTGGAAGTAGGTCTTGGTGCCGAAGGGTTTGTTGTAGAATCCCATCGAACGCTGCGGCGCGACGATGCCGTTTTTCAGCCTCGACGGATCGACTCCGTCCGTCCATTCCCGCCAGCCGCGCGGCGTACGTGCGGACTCCAGTTGGGTGTGCAGCGCGTCCGGCGTCCATATCCCGTGCCGCGCGTTGCCGGGCTTGCGGAATTCCGCCCACGTTTTCAGAACGGTATTCTCGATAGGCCCCAACGCCTTGAAGCGCGCCATGACGGCGGGCGCGCAATACAGCACCGTTTCCCCATAGGTGTTGATCGCGCCGCCCAGGTTCGGGGCTTCCCGCAGCGGCCACAGTGTCAACTGGCGCGCGTAGAATTCCTCCGGCGGAATGTCTCCGGGATCGTCCTTCCAGGCCGTGATGCGGCATTTCCCACCGGCCATGTCGCGCACGGCGACATGGTCGTAGCCCATAAACCCCGTGCCCATGCAGGAGAGCGCATTGGTCCAGCCTTGTGTGTCGTCCAGAACCTCACCCCCCACGGGAACGGGACGCAGCGGCAGCCGGTTCCAGTCGGCGGAATCTATGGCTTTCCAGTCCAGGCCCTTCGCGGTGGCCCACTGGACATAGAGTTTCATTCGCAGACGGCGCTGTCGGCCAATGCGGATGCCGCGGAGTCGATCCGGTCGTAATTCGCCGTGCCGAACGGCAGGCCGGGAAGTGTTATGTCGGTGCCCATGATCGCCAGCAGGGAGATCGCCTGATCCCCGTTCGCCCCGAAGGTGCCGGTCACCGGGTCGTTCTGCGCGAGGCTCTCGAAATAGGTTTCGCGCCGCCCCTTGGCCGGGGATTGATCGTACCAGGATACCATGATGCCTTCCTTGCCTTCCGGCGTTGGCCGCTGGATATACGCCAACCCATAGGATTCGTGGCCGTTATATCCCGTCGCCACGGGATTGAGCAGCGGGTTGTCGTACAGTAGGCGGATATGCACGATATCATGATCGTCGCGCAGCCGCTGCACGCCGCTCCATGGCACGGTGACCATGCGCAGGTCCGCCGGCGCCTCGAATTCCGGAAGGTGATAAACGATGGCCACGCAGTTCGCCGCGAGCGCGGGGAAGGGAAACAGCAGGGCGAGAACGAACAGCAGTTTCTTCATGGCGATTCTCCTTCTGTCAGTTCATCAACTCGCCCGGATTTCCTCGATGCGGCGCTGGATATCGGCCTGCCGGTCATGCTCGGCCTGCGCCGCGGCCTCGCGCTCCGCAATACGGCTCTGCCGAGCGTCAAGTGCATCGGCGCGGGCGTTCAGCTCGGTTTCGCGCACATCCAGGGCGTCGGTACGGTTCTCCGCTTCTTTCGCGGCGGCCTCCTGCTCCCTCTTGAACGACCTTTTGTCATTGGCAAGCGTCCGCTTCCCTTCGGACAGGGTGTCCTCGCGCTCCCGCAAGGCTGTGTCGGCCTTGTCCGCCTCGGCCTTGCGCTCCTGCACAAACTGGATGTCGGCGTCCACAGCCGCCCTGTCGGTTTTCAGGGCCTTTCTTTCGGCGGCGATTTCCGCGCTGATTTCCGCCGCAGCCGCGATCGTCTTTTTCGACTCCTCGTCTGCCTTGACCATCGCCTTGATGGTCTTCTTTAGCCCAGGATCCTTCTCGACAAGTTCGATCAGTTTCAGCATCCCGTCCGCATCCTTGCGGCTCACACCTCCAGGCATCATGATGCGGCCTCCGTGATATTGACGTTGCCGCCGGTGGCGACCTGCAGGAAGGCTATATGTTCGTCCGGCTCGACTTCCCAGAAATACGAGCCGTTGGCGCGCAGCACCGTTCCCGTACTCGATGTCACCGTGACATCGGCCTTTCCGACCAGCATGTACACGTCTTCGTCCGGCGTGATGTAAACGCCGATAACGTTTTTGCTGATGCCGATTGCAGTTCGCACCGAGGCGGCCCCGGCGGTGACGTTTTCAACCCGGCCCTGCCGAATGATCGGCATCGGCTGGCCGGAGGCGGACGCGGTTCTCATTGCATTTGCTCCTGTGAATTTATCAAGCGGCGTTCTGCAGTTCGGGCGGCATGATGACCGCGGCGCGCTGTTCCTCGTTCCTGACGATCAGACCCCTTGTCCCGGCCCATTCAGTCAGTTTTTCCAGATACCCGGAATCGTCCGCGTCGTCGCACAGGAACGCGGTACAGCGGTCCCCGAACACGTCGAAGAACTTCATACGGTCGCCCATCAGGCGCGGCGGGCCGTCAACCAGCCCCACGGCGAATTTGTCGGGCAGGGACGCCATGTCCTCGCTCAGATCGTACCAGCCATCCCGGATGGGACATTCGACGATGGCGATATTCAGCAAGCCGGCGCCGCGCGCCATATCCTCCAGCAGCGCGGCAAATCGCGGGTGATGTTCGATGCACCACACCGTCTGATTCGGGTTAGCCGCGGCCATCAATAGCGTGGTCAATCCCGAACCCGCCTCGATGATCGGACCGTTCGCCTTGCGCGCCAGCAGAACGGCGATGGACAATACGTCGGCCGGGGCGCCCCACGGATTGTTGACCGCTTTCAAGGCCTCCGCATAGCTGTCCAGGGTTTCGCATTTGTCGCGAATCTGTTCGGCCACATGACGCAGGCTTTGCCCCGCCTGACGCCTTAGCGACGCCGCAAGGCTGTCCTTGATGACCTGCTTGCCGCAATGGCCGAGACGCATTTCCGCGGCCGCGTATACCTTGCCCCCTGCCTTGCGCCATTTGGCGCAGAAATTGATGTCGCCGCCCCAGCGCCTGCCATCCTCTATCGAGCGTTCGAACAGCAGCGGGATTCCTTCCGTCCCGCCCTTGCGGAAGATTGCGGCGTCCTTCGCCAGCGTCTCCAGCACATGGCGGCGGATTCGCATGAAACCGGTGGGCAGGCCCTCGACCTCCAGCAACCCGTTCTTGTCCGGCTTGAACTTGCCCTTCATATTGCGGACTGGCATGCCCTCCTTGCCGGTGTGTCGGCGGTAGGGATAGACGCCGCCCACGAGGTCGCAGTCGTATTCGCAGAGTTGCACAAGATGCTCCGGCTCCCACGATACATCGGCATCGAGGAACACCAGATCGCTGCAATCCGAGGCAAGGAATTCGCGCACCACGGTATTGCGGGCGTCATCGACGTGGCAGTTGCCCGACAGCAAAAGGTAGGAAGTCGGGAAGCCTGCCTCGTGCAGCGCCTCCCGGCTCCTTGCAATGGCAAAGGTGTAACTCGCATCCGGGCTGTCGTAGACAGTGGTCGCGAGCATGAACTTCCGCCCATCGGCCGGGGCGGGGCCGGCGTCGAGGTAGATGCTTGACACCGGCCCGTTTCCCTAACCGCCGGTATTGATGATGTTCAGGCTCAACAGGGCCGTATAGAGCCTGTCGATCTTGGTTTCGTTGAGCGCCGTGGTCGCTGTCGTGGTGCCGACCGCCGTAATGGACGGCTGCACGACCGGCGTTGCGGTGCCGTAGAACCCGATCAGGTCGGTCGTCGTGTTCTGACCCAGAATCGTACCGTCAGGCCCGCCGTCGGAAAGCTGTTTTACAGCCATGATAGTTCTCCTCAAATAGAGGCGGCGGGAGCTCAAGCCCCCGCCGCAGGATTGTGGTTAGCCGGTCACGCGGCAGGCGAGGTCGGGATAGATCGTCTTCACGCCGTAAAGGATATCGAGGCGGATGATATCGGTCGAGTTGATGATATCGTACGCCTTGATGACGCGAATCGAAATTCCGTCCTTGCTCTCCCGCGCCTTGAACGGGGCACCGTCGGGCATCTCCAGCGGAATCATGACCAGCGCGAATGCGTTTTCGTGGAAGGCGAGATTCTGCGGGTAGATGGTGCTGGCCGTCCCCACCACCGTAATGGCCGCGCCGTCGGCGATGGTTGCCGAGATATTCTGGTACGGGCCGGTGAGGATCGGGGCCGGGGAGATCGTCAGCGTGGCGTTGCCGCCGCCGTCCGATGTCGCGGCGGCGGTGACGACGAACTGCTGCAGGAAGTCCTGCGTGTCCTTGCTGACGGGGTTGACCGCGAACACGTTGGCGATTGTGAACACGTCGCCGGCATTGAGAATCGCCGTCGATGCGGTCCAGCCGTCGGTGATCAGGCTAGCCGTGTTGGTGGTCAGGCTCGCCGCGTAGGTGGTTTCCTGCGCCGCGCCGTTGGTCAAGGGAGTGCCACCATGGGCACCGACCGTGTGCTTCTTGATGTTCTGGTCGGCATAGTTGGTGAACCCGGCATAGCGCCCGAAGCTCGCTTCCTCGAATGCGGGGAGCGCCTTGTCGGGCAGAATCTGGACGAAGGTGCTTTTCAGCCCATCGGCCAGCGACCATGCCGCCGCCGGATCCCACACCGCGCTGCGGTTCTGTTTGGGAACGGCCATTTCGTCGAGCCTTTGACCGGCCGCGCCGACATCGAGGAAGTTTGCAGGGGTCGTGCCCGGCGTGCCGACGTGATTCCACACATCGACATACCTTGCGGCGATATCGGCATCGACCTGGTTGGCCAGCGAGATCGTCGCCGGCTTGATGTAGCGCTCCGAATATTCCTCGATTGAGAGCGTCAAATCCTGATCGAGGAATTCCCAGCCGACATGCTTGCGCTGGTCGACAACGATATCGGTGTTGCCTTCCTCGACATCCTGCTTGATGAGTGTGGCGCCGTCCTGGGCGGTGAACTTGACGGGCTTGCGGATGTTAACCGTCGCACCCTTCTTGATCCCCTCCCATTCCCTGCGGTATCGCCTGTGGACAACGTTCGGCAGAACCAGGTTGTTTTCCAACTGCATGAGCGCCTCACGCGCAATATGCGTCGGAGTCAGAATATTGTTAGCCATTTAGATCTCCATCGGGCCGCCCCGGGGCGGCACTGGGCTGGCCGGCGTCTCACGACGCTGGCGTTGATACTCAGCGCTTCAGCTTGGCTGCGTAGCCTCGCGATTCCCGATACTGCTCATGGGTCATCTTATCCGGATCGAGAACGGCGGTATCTCCGCCGCCCCCTACCGGTTCGACCGGATCGGGTGCGCTGGTGGTTTTCGGTTTCGGCTTCGCGGTTGCGAGCTTGGCTCCGATGGCGCCCATCTCTGTCGCGGCGGAAACGGGATCAAGAAGTGCGATCCTGTCCGCCTCATCGGGATTCTGGCTAATGTGGTAGACCACATCGGGCCCGTTCGGCAGCCGCATGGCCGCCTCGCGCATGGAATCGTTCCACTGCGCGGGAGAATTATCGATCACGTCGTCGTAATCGTCGTATTTCGCGCGGGCCTCGGCCTCGCGCTCGCCGAACTGTTCGCCCAGCGTTCGTTTCTGCTGATCCTGCTTATTTTGACGCGCGGCCTCTTCCGCGCGCCTCGACGCCTCGGCTTGCTGTGCCTGAGCCTCCTGCCGCGTCTCGTGGCGGTCGAAGGCCCTGTGCGCGGCCAGCCATTCGTCGTCTGTCTCGTAGGTGTCGCGCGCGCCGGGTTTCGGCGGCGCCGTTTCGGCGGGCTGGACGCTGAGCTTGCCGCGCAGTTCGGCGGCTTCAATCTCGGCCTTGCGTGCCGCGGCCTCGGCCTGCTTGCGGCGGCCTACCTCGGAGTTGATGCGCTTGCGCGTCTTCTCCGCCTGCCTCTCGCGCGCTTCCTCGGCTTCCTGTTCCGGTGTCTTGGTCTCTGGCGCCTGAGGTTCAATTCCTGCGTCGGGCGCTGCGCCCTCGCCTTCCGGCGCTTTGGGGAGGTCTTCGGCGGGCTTGACGCCCTCGCCAGCCGTCGATGCGACGGACTGCGGGTTAGGTTCGGTCATTGGTTCCTCGGTGGTTAGGTGGATGAAGCGGGCTGCAACACCCGCGCGACTTCCGTTGCGACCACGGCGCTCAACAGTTCGGACAGCGTGCCGTCCTGCAGCGCCAATTCGAGTGCTTTGGCGGCGTTGTCCAGTTGCTGGCCATCGGTTTGCGCCTCGGTGCGCTCCGCCTCGGCCTGCATCTTGAATATCGACGCCTGGGATTTGGCGATTTCCGCATCGATTTTTGCGAGTTCAGCCTGTTTCCCGGCCAATTCGAGTTCGACCGCCATCTGTTCGATCTGCTGCTGTTGCTGCGCGGCCTGCTCCTGCTGTTCGCGCGCCTGAATCTCAGCCTCGTCCGGGTCATTGTCTTCCTCGGCGAGTCCCGGCGGCAGCAGCTTCCGCAGGCGTTCCGCGATTATGTCGGCGCCGGGCCAATCCATGTTTTTGGCGATTAAATCCCCGATCGCGGCGGCGCTTTGCGGCACGGCCTGCGCGAAATCCATCATCGAGGCCGCGGATTCAGTTCTTCTGGTGGAAAAACTCGGGCCGGTCGTCACCTTGACATCGTATTTGCCGGCGCTGACATCGTTCGCCAATACCTGCTGACCATTATCGTCGAGCTTCGCGGTCCCGTCCCGATTCAGCACCGGGACGTTGATCGGCACAAAGTCTTCCGTATCGTCTTCCCCGAGAATCCGGACAATCCTCTCGGTGTCGTAAATCTTCGGGATCAGATCGACCAGGATGTCCCCGCCGTGGCTGATCGCGCGCGCGAGGTTGTCGATATAGACGAACGTGCCTACGTCGCCTTCCAGCTTGCGTTCCCGGATCGCCACCCCGGAGGTCTCGTTGCTTTGCGCGCCCAACGACGGCGGGAATATCCCCGTGGTGCCGTTCATGTCGTCCGACGCGAACTGGGCTTCCGAGAACAAAGCCGTCGGCAATGTCGGCGGCTGGTTGCGTTGCGGCGCACCCGGCGCTTCCGGATCGGGCGTCCACGTCAGATAGGCCGGATTGCCCTTGTTTGCGTTGTCCCAGGCGGGCTTATTGCCCTCGATCTGCGCCGCCGTTATTAGCCAGGGGGCTTTCGGGCTGGCGCTGATCGCCTCCGCGGCCATCGTGCGGGAAAAGTTGTACAGCCTTTGCGAGTCCTTGGCGAAGCGGATAATGCCGTGGCGCACCTCACGGTCCCCGATGTGGATTTCCTCGCCCACCACCGGGATAACCGGGATATGCTTGCCGGCCCATGGCATTGGCCCTTCCAGGATTTCGGCGCCGCTCATCTTGTACCACTCTACTCGATGAGTCTTGACATCGCGCTTGCGCGTGATTTCCAGGTCACCAAGCATCGCCTTGTCGTAATCGGTAACGTCCAGCGTTTCGCCGCTCTCCAGCAGCACCAGTTTGCGGGTAATGGGCCGCTTGATCCAGTACTCCGCGACCCGAACGGTATCATCGCGTTCCCAGCCGGTGAAGTCCTCCGTTATTCCGGCTGCCTCAAAATCCGCCGACCGCGCCTCCGGCCATTGCGCCTCGAAATCCTCTTTCTGCAGCCGCTCAGTGACGAAACACCAGGATGCGTCGGACTTGGTAAGCTCCTCGGCTCCCGGATCCCAATAGACCGAGAAAGGATTCCTGACGCGCTTGATCCTGATGTCCTGCTCGAACGTATCGTCGTCCGAGAACTGCGTCAGGATGCGGAAATGCCCGATGCCGCAGTTCGCCGCGCTCTCCGCCGCCGTGATATAGGCGCTCTGCGCATCGCTGGCCTGCTCGATATGGCGCGTCATGCCGCTCAAGGTCTCGGCCATGTCGGCATCGGCCTCGCCACCCGCCGGCCGGACCTTTATCGACGGCTTGTTCAGGCGAATATCACCCGTGACCTGGCGCACGAACTTGCCCATCAGGTTGATGGTCAGCATCGGGCGCTCCTCGGACTTGCGCTGCGCCGCGATATCGTCCGGCCATTGTTCACCGGCGCGGAATTTCAGGTCGTCCAGTTCCTCGGCGCGCTGGTCCTGCTCCTTGCGCCAGACCCGCTCGAATCGTTTGCGGGCCAGATCGAGAACGCCGTCCTCTGTGGATTTGGCTTTCTTGACCGCCATCAGGCGCTGTCGTCCGGGATGTCGAACATCTTGCGAACCACGTGCTCCGCGTCGACTTTGCCGATTTTGCGCAGCAGCTGCACCTTGGCAAATTCAGGCACGAGGGCGCCGGTAAGGCCGTCGCTCTGCCAAAAACTCGCCGACGCCTTCAAGTCCTTGTCCCATGTGACCAAGGCATATCCCGCCATGTCGCCTTGCTTGCGCTCATGCCGGACGGCCGATTCCAGATTTTCGACTGCAAGCCGCCGCCTGCGCTTCGCGACAGTGTTGCGGTGGACCGTGAGATTGACGGCCACTACTTCGTCCTCGTGCCGCCGCTCTTGTTGCCAGCCTTGGTGGGCTTCGGCTTGCCCTTCCCCGATCCCTTGGACGGCCTGGGTGACTTCTTGGAACCGAGATATCCTTCGCCTTTGGGCATTCAATCCTCCATGAAAAAGGCCCGCCGAAGCGGACCGTGGAACGAAACTGTGGTGGTTTAGGTCAGTCTGGCTCGGAATCTGGATAGATTTCGCGGAGTTCGTCCTCGGACACCCACTTGACCGGCATGTAGTCCGGTGGCCAGGTTTCCGCCTCTTTGGGAATGTCGTGCTCGTCCCCCGTCTCAAGCCATTTGGCGAACCGCTCGGCAAGACCAAGTGTCGTCGCGGGGATATCGATTAAGACAGGTCGTTCGATTTCATCAATCGTCTTGGCATATGTTCCGGACACCACCCGAGAAGCCGCCCGCAGCGCCTCTATGCGATAGTCACCCCGTCGTTTGGCGTGGTGTGCTGCCCTCACATCAATCTCATACCGTGTTTCCTTGGCATCCAAATCGTTCAGATGCCTGTTTTCCGCTTCTTCGCGCCTACCCATCACGCTTCCTCTTCTCGCGCATCCGCAGACGGTTGGCCTCGCGGACCCTCTCGGCATGGCGCTCGCGATAGTCTTTCTGCTTCTGAGCGGCGGTTAGGGCAACGCCGGCAGCCGTGTCGGATATCTCACCGCGTTTGACCTTCTCGCGTACTTCTTCGTTGAGGGGCTCGACCACGCGCTTCCCACCCCGGCTTGCTTTCGGCGGCTGTGGTAAATCGGCTTCACCTCCCACAGTATCGTCTACTTGCTCACGGGCCTTAGCCTTGTCCGTCGGCCCCTCACTTCGATAACCCCTCGGCAACGGACAAATTCCCTTGGGACAGCGTTCCGTCGCGTGATGATAGGTTTGGCAGTTCTTCTGAAACGGCGGCTTCATTCAACCGCCTTCACCCAATCGTCGATTTTCGCCGCTTCCTTCAAAACGTTATCAATGTCCGTAAAATCACCAGCGAGCTTTATCGCCAATTCCAAAGACATGAAGCGACGAGACTCAACCTCATCAATTGTGCGCCCAATGGACTCACGAACCGTCTCAGTCATGTGCGTTACCTCAGTTGGTTAATCGGTAACGCACAGTAACGGACAACGGTAACGGACGCAAGGGAAAAGTAACGCACTACCACTTGTGAATATCGTGATTGCCACTGGTCATATCCGGCGAGCAGCAGCCTCACCCGCCCAGCCATCCGTGGGCGCTGCCGCCCGAGGACCGGCCCGACGGTTCTTCCCTGGGCTTGAGCTTCGCGGCCCATGCATACACGACTGCATCGCCACGATCAGGCGAGCGGCCGAGCCGCTTTATCATGCCTTCCTTGCTCTCGACATAGATTTTCGGCGGCTTGCCGGGCCTCACCTCATATGTCGGGGCGGTGAGATCGGCTTGCAACGTTGGATCGGGCGGCAAGGCGAGCCCCACCCCGTAATCCGGGTCAAGCGACTCGCGAAGCTGCCACCACATTTCCGAGCGCTTGGTGACGAACCCGAAATTCTTGTCCCGCGTGAGGCGATTCGATCGGGTCGCTCCATTCAAACTATCGAGGCTCATCCCGGTATTCTTGAACGCCGTTTCCGCATCGGCGCCGACCCCTATTGAATCGAGGCCGACAACCGCGCCGTCGCGCAGCTTGCCCGCGGTCAAGGCGACAACGCTCGGTCCATCGGGCGTTTCCCGGCCAGGAACAACCGTCAATGTGTCAAACCACCGGTCGAAGCGCGGCGCTACTACGGTTTCGTCCCTTCCGCCGCGCGCAACGTCGACACCGACCGCCGTCATCGGCACGTCTTTGGGTTTTCCCTCGCGCCATCTCTCGTTAGCGGCGAGTATCCACGGTGTCGGGATTACCTGCCACGCGGAGTCCTCGCGCGCCGCCATGAAATTGCCATCGCGTATCGCCGACCGAATCGGCTCCGGCATGGCATCGAGCGCCGCTTGGTAGTTGGTTCTCGCCAGCGTCGGGTTGTCGCTCAGCTTCGCCGGGATGAAGGTGCGCGACATCGGGCGGTAAGCCTTGCCATCCCATTCCCGGACATCATCCGGCCCACCCGCCTCAACGTCCTTGCCGTCGGGGTCGACCAGAAACCATCGCAGTTCGCCATGTTCGGCACGGTCCGGATACATCGGGTCGAGCCAGGGCCGGAACATTCCAACAATCCACTCACCATCAGCGCTCAGGGGCGGGTTGGAGGCCAGCACCGACCGGCACCGTATGTCAAGGTCCGCTTCGTCCCTCGGGCGTATCCAGCCCATCAGGAACCGCACCTGCGCCTCAAGGAACTGCGTTACCTCGTCAATCCCCAGAAGGTCATGCGCCTGGCCCTGCCAATGCTGCTCGTCGTCCGGCTTCGCGGCGGCGCCGAAGTCTATCAAACGCCCATCGGTCCTCAGTTTCGGGGGCGGACTTCCGTTGAAGCCATCCCGCGTACCATTGATTGCGAGCACCCGGTCAATCATCGCACCCAGATCGGTATATTGACGCCGCATGACCAGAGAATTCTTATGTGCCGTCAATGCCAGCCCGGCTATCAGGTCGCTCTTGCCGCCGCCGCCCTGGCCGCCATACAGCAGAATATCTGCGGCGCAGAAATACGCCTCCGTCTGCGGACCGGGATTGGGCACCCATTTTATCCCGGACTGGCGCTCCAGGACATCCTTCCTGAGCTGATCCCTGTCCGCTTCCGGCATCGCGCCAAGGCGGGCCAGAACGTCATCGAGGTTCATTCCTTCATGACGCCCTTCGTCATCGCAAAGGCCAGCCGGCGCGCAAACTCCAAATCACTGACCTCGATCGGCTTGCCATCGGGCCCGGAATGTTCATGCTTGCTCGGGAACATACCCAGATGGCGACCGACATCAACCAGGGCCCCGCGCTTGTCATGCAGCTTGAGGCGAATTGTTCTGCCCTTTTCCGTCACGGTCTCGCTGACCTCAGCAACCACGGCCTGCTGCTCTGGTGTCAGATCTTCCTTCGGTTTCAGCTTCACGCCGTCCGGACCCCAGTCGAAATACTCACCGGCATTAGCGAAGCCTATCAACGCCAGCTCGCGCAGAACATTGTCGACCGTGATCTTTGTCCGCTCGGAGCGTTCCACTTGTGCTTCCGCGACGGCCTCGGCTATCTGAGGTTTTCTGAGGTTGTCGTAACCTTGCTCCGACGCCGTTTTTTTGCTGTACCCAGCCCTGATTGCAGCCTGCGTCGCATTTAGATCGATCAGAAATTCTTCAACAAAGCGCGCCTGTTTAGGGGTCAGGTCCGGCATTCATATCCTCCAGCCGCTCACACGCCAGCTTGATATACAGCGGCGCCTGTCGCGCTGCCTTCATGCGGTTGACGACGCCTTCGCTTCCAAGGCCTCCAGGGCCAGTTCATGTTCGTTGATCAACCGGCTCTTGCCGGCCTCGCGCGCTATGACCGTGTCACGGCCAACGCCAAGCAGTTCACTGAATTGCTCCTGGGTCAGCCCCAGCTGCTGGCGGCGCGCTCTGTAATCCTCTCGGTTCATCCCCACAATATATGCCGGGATGAGAAAAGTTGCAATACCCAACATTTTATGGGTTGACTTCTTTGTCGGGTTTCCCTACATTACAGAGACAGGCACAGACCTACCGCCGCAAACAGTTCCGGGCAAGGAGTCGAACCAGCCGGATATAGCGCGAAGGCCGTGACGGTGCCAGCCAACGGAAGCAAGTCATGCTCCTGAATGAGTCCCGTAACCCTCACTGGAGTGAATACCATGACCGCTGAAAACAAAACTATCAATCAGTTCATTGCGGAAAACAAGCTGACTATGGAAGCCAAACCCGTCAGCCACAACCCGAACATGGACAGCGAAACACCCATGGACCACTGGCAATGCGAAATTGCCAAAGACGGCGGCGAACCATGGCTTACCTTTTTCTCAATGGGTATTGGCCACAAAAGCAAATCGCCAGAACTTGCCGACGTGTTGGATTGTTTGGCAAGCGACGCCGCCGGATTCGATAACGCCCAAGACTTTGAAGATTGGGCCAGCGAATACGGATACAGCGAAGATTCGCGCAAAGCTGAAGCCATTTACAACACAATTGACCGGCAGGCCGACGAACTTAAACAATTCCTTGGCGACGATGCCTATAGCGACATGCTTTGGAATACCGAACGCGAATAACACCCTAGCCCTGCGGGGCTTTTTCAGGAGCATGACAGAGACTCCCTGAATGTGTCCACCTAACCAGGAGTTATGATTATGCGTAGATGGATTAAACTTAGCAGCGAATCGCAATCAGCGGCGCAATGGGCCGCCAAACATGGATACACTGGCAATGCTGGCGATCCGTTGCCCTCAATGCTTTCCGATACAGCATATGCTGAAATCGCCAATAATCAGCGATGGTTTAAACTTGCTGTACACATGAGCAAATCATTCTAACAACCTTGGCCATACGTGGCCATTTTCAGGGAGTCTCGGCAGAGCCTTCAATGAGTCCCGTAACTTATTGGAGTGCAAACGATGAAGCTTTTAGACGGCAACCCTATAAACCGCCACCTCTACAAGGCTGGCGACCGCGTGAAAATCCTCAACAGCAACATGCGCGGCGAAACAATCGTCGAGGGCCTTGCTACGGTTCGCAGCCTTACCGAGATTGACCACACCTACATGGTCGAATTTGATAGCGAACCCGGCGAAACATACGAGCGGCTGGCCGGCCCTGGACAACAAATTTAACACCCTAGCCCCTCGGGGCTTTTTGAAGGCTCTGCAATGCAAAAGCCTCTTGTCGGCCCGCAAGCTGACAGGAGTATGAAATATGATTTACGAACCGAAGTTTAGACGCTCTTACCCATTTGGTAAAGAACGCTTCCAGGGACTTGCCGTTACATACAAGCCAGACGGCTGCAAAATAACCGTTGTCGCAGACCAAACGCGCGGGAATAAAGCCGACGCAATGACGGACGCACAGGCACTTGCCGATGGACTTAACACCTAACCCACCCTTGCGGGCTAACCAGAGGCTTTTGCAATCACGCTCTCTTTGGTTTGCAACCAAGGGAGAATGTTATGAAACCTAGCCAGCTAATTTCCGAATACGACGCGGTGAAACAAGCCAACCCAGGATCGATCGTATTTGTTCGCTGCGGCGACTTCTATGAGACCCTGCGCGACGATGCCTTGACTGCTTCAAGAGTGATCGGGATAACCCTGACCACCCGCGACGGGATACCAATGACCGGCATACCCGCACACAGCATAGGTCGTTACGCGGTACTTCTTATAGAGAACGGCCACACATTCCTACTTCACGATCCACAATAACAACCCTTGTCGCCCGTCAGGGCGGCAAACCCCGCTACAAAGGCAAGAACAAGCGCGGGCGTGGCGCGGCAAACAAGACCATCGTATTCGGCATGGCGGAACGCGCGGGACCATTGCGCGCCGGTATCGTGCCCAACGTCCAAGCAAAAACCCTACAGCCCATTATCATGCGAAATGTCCAGCGCGGAAGTGTCATCTCGACCGACGAACTCGGCTCATACAAGGGTCTGCGCAAATGTGGTTTCCGGCATCACAGTGTCAACCATAGCGCCAAACAGTATGTCTCCGGCGAGCATCATACGAACACGCTTGAAGGCTACTGGAGCCGCCTGAAACTCAGCATCCGGGGAACGCATGTCCACGCTTCCCCAAGGCATCTATGGAAATACGTTTCCGAGTTCTCATTCCGCTACAACATGCGGAAAACGCCGGAGGCTATGTTTGATCGTCTGATTTCTTCCCTCGCACTGCCGCGCCTAGCAGACGATTGAAAGCCTCTTTGTGCCGTGGGTTCTCGTCCATGGTGGGAAGTTCCGGTGATTCGTCAACGTCCCGACTCTGACGGAAACGGATAATCCCCTCGTCAGGAACTGTCATATCCATCGATTCCTCAAACTTCTGAACCAGTGTCTTTTTCATCCTGCTTTTCCGTTCGACCAATGTTAAAACGAGAAAAGAATCTCGGGTTAAGTTGCGGATCAAAATAGTGTTTCCGCTTTATCCAGACAAAACCGTCACCCTTTGAAATAACCGCCACATCTATTGGGCCGCCCACCGATTCTTCATCAGTAGTAACTCTTTCTTTCAATGACTCAATTGAGACCAACGTTTCAGCGAGTTCCGCGAGCTCATCCACAGGCAAACTGCCAACAACGCGCCGCAACGGTTGCGAATGGGTCTGGATCATTTTGTCCAACAGAGTGTTACTAAATTCATCATGTGCCGCCTCTTTTTCGGCCTCCAAATCTACCCCTCCAGGGAAACCGTGCGTAGTCTCCAACTCCACCACAAACTTGTCTAAAGCTTTATAAAACGCCTTTTCTGTCTCCACCAACGCATGTCCGCTGATACCGTAAATAAAGGTCCTCACCATTTGCGTTTTCGCGAGTGGAATTATTTGAGAAACATCTTTCTGTGTTACCTTCCATTCCTTTTCTTCATTGTAAATCGCCCGACCTAATGCAATACCGTACGAAGTAAAATTCTTGACCATCGGAAAATAATCACGCGCGCCGTATCCCGCAAAAACAATTACGGCAAAGCCAGCGCCACTCAATGAGTTGCGTTGGCGGCGCGCGGTGACACAATCCCGAAGGCAGCACTGCAACGCGCTGGTTTGATATCGCGGGCCGGGCGCTAAACTCCGGCTAATCGACAAGTCGGGTTTTTCATGCCTGTTTTCTCAGGTCCAGACTACCGCCGCTTGTCAGTGGCACGGATACTCCGTATAGCGCTTCTGCTTTCAGCGCCGCCGCAATATCAAACCGGAATCACATATATATCAAACACCCGAGACGGTCAAGACGCACGAATCCACAGTGCTTTAATTGCGCTTAAGCCTATATGACCGGTCAGGTTTTTGTCAAGCCTCTTAGGCTACAGCCCTTTTCAGGTCCAAATACCCGTAAGCCTTGGCAAGCGTACACAGCCATGCCTTGATATTGTGGCCCTGCGTCACATCCCTCGGCACCGGGATAATCGGCCGCATGAACCGCGGCGTCCTTTCATACACACAAAGGTTGACCATTTCATCAAAAGCCTGCCGACAGCCGAGACATTCTCGCGTCTCCCGCCATAGACTCTGCAACTCCTCTTCCCTGTCCTCGTCAACCTCCTGTAAGGCCCGCCCATGCGTCCGTTCGAAATCTATGGCGGCTATAGACCCCTTCCCGATAACACGAGCGTGCAGCCACGCAAAGCGGCATCCCGCCCGGTATTCAGGTTCCGAGATTGCAGAATTTGCCAACAAAATGCCGAGAGGAAATGTCGTCAATGTGGAGTCTCCTTCACCGGCCAGAAATTTACGACGGGACCGCAGTTCCTCCGTACCCTTCTCTCTCATTGCCGGCCTGTGGGGCTGGCCGTTGGGCTGCCGCCTGATATTAGATTTTCTTGGTCTGCCGCGCCGCTTGCTCAATTATTATCTCCCAAGATTACGTGCCCCGTGCGGACGTTTCCAACAGCCCAGCGTGTCATGGATAACCCTCGTCAGATTGCTGTCTCGCCAATTGACCCTCGATATGACCGATTTCCTCCGTCCGCTTTTCTTCCTGTATCGTGTTGAGTTTGCTTTGATGTTGGCCGATTTCCTTTTGCAGTTTTTCGTTCTCCGCCTTCGCCGCGTCCAGTTCGGCGAGGAGGTACGGGATATCTTCGCGGGAACGGGCGATAAAGTCGGCATTCTCCCGGTAATCTTCTCCCTGTATGCGAACCCACGACTCCGACTCGCCCTCCAGAAACTCGGTAAAATGAACAAACCCAAAAAATTCGCCGTCGCGCGTTTCACCATGTTCCCACTTAAACCACCACGGCCCCGGCGCTGCCGCTTCCGCCCGCTCCCGTATCCCGGCCAGCCTTGCGGCGCCGTCGTTTGTGTCAGTCATTGAAATAGTCCTCGCAAATGTTAGCAGCCGTGGCGCCAAGCAGTCCGGGCATGCATGGCAGAACAACAAACCAAAACACAAAGAAAGCCCTATCGCCCTCACTCCAATCACCCATACCCGACAACCACATACTGTCCCAAGCCACATACGCAAAAGTCGCCCACCAGAATATTTCCCATGCCGCCGCACCGAATAAAAAGCCAACCATTAGCCAAGCATACTTACTCATTCGCCCAAAACCTCCTCGCGCAGCTTGTCGTGCATGGCTTTCCAACATACCGTGCTGTCCGCTGCCTCAAGCCACTCCGCCCCTTTTGGTCCGCCCCACTGAAATGAATCGTCGCCGGCAAGGTCCATCGCCTCGCTCGGCTCCCGCGTGGCGTCCAGGAATGCGGCAAGCGCGGCGCGGGCTTCCTTGTTCCACACATCCATTTGACATGCGCAAACCTCGTCCTGTTTTGCGCCCGTTGGGCATGTCAAATTGCATGGTTCGTCGCTGGCCTCACATATCGCCCGCGCCATGGCCTCCAGGATGTCAGTCATCGCTCTGCGCCTTTCTCGTCAGTTCGTCGTGGATTGACTCGCCGAACAGAGTTTAAGCCGTCTGCAATAATTCTCATTTTCCCGTCTCCTCCGCTCCGCTCGTCTGCAATCGGCCACGATGCCCAACACAACGGCCGGCGAAATCACGGCCAGAAAACCGACCGCCAAACCAATGATAAATATCTGGTAGCTATCCATTACACGTCCTCGCTTTCATTCCTCGTCGGGGTGAATCTGCTTCCTCGTCGCTCGGAATAAAATCCGCCAAACTTTTGAACTCGTTTTCAATCACCATATTTTCCTCTCCTGCATACCTTTCCCTTCCGTATCCCTCCCCTCCCGGCTCTCGGCGCACCGGCGGATCAACAGGACCAACTCTTATCAGGCGGTATACCCATACTGTCCTATAACGTGGACCAATCGCCCTCCCCCCTACACTAAAGCAGTAGACGCAAAAAATCGGGTTCAGTCGTATGGCTATGTCTCAGCGCATTGGCTACGCATTCGACGGCTCGGAAGGGAAAAATCGCCCCGCCCTCGACCGCTTTGCAGGCTGTTGGGACGGATGGAGGCCCAGATTCGAACTGAGCGCGGGCACCAGCTTGCATGGTTTCCCTATGCAACGCGGGAGTCGAACCCGCCCGCCGCCATGCTCCATCCTTCCGAACAGCCCGCTTCTGGAGCGGACCACAGTTGGGGTCGAGTCTTTGTTTGAGGTGTTGCAAATATATCACACCGTGATATACTGCAATTCTCGTCCGGGACGGCCGCCAAAGCAGACCGGACATATGCCCCGCAGGCGCTCCCCGCGTCGTGCGGGGCTCTTTTTCGGGGCGTCAAAATCATAGCATATTTCTCCTTCCGCAAACAGGAAAAGGCGTTATTTTTCCTGTGGTTGAGACATTTTGAAAACGTTGCCTACAAGCCGCCTGCCATACTCGCGGCGCTCATCGATTCCCATGTCGCGCACGGGATTGGGTTCCTCGGTAAAGTCGTCGCACCAGCACTCGGCGCGTAGCCATGTTGCGGGCAATTTGATGAACTGGCGCTCGGTCCCGCGCTTTTCCGCCGCATATTTCTTTCGGCCCTCTACAAGCTCATCCAGCGAGGCAATCCTGCGCGCCTGAACAAACGCCTTTCTCGCATCGCCACGGGCCTCCTTGCGCGGATAACCCCCGTCGCCGTCGCCGTAATACCAGAGATCGAATTCGTCGCTCATGACGCCTCCCGCAACGGCTTGTAAACACGAATCCCGGCCTGCTCGGCGCGCGCTACCATATCTGCCGTGCCCCTTCCCCCTGGAAAAGCCACGACCAGTTCCGGCTTGCCTTCGTCGAGCATTTTCTGGTTACGGATAGCCCCCGCCGACTTGCCAAGCAATTTCCAGTCGGCGGGAAATTTCAGGTTCTCGATACGGTTCTTGCGCGCCCAATATCCGCCTATCCGGTCGGCTCCACGGGCATCGCCTTCAATCACGACGTCAATACCCTTCGCCTTGTGCAAGGCATCCAGCGCCCGGTACGCCATATCCGTCCGGTCGAAGTCCCTGCCGCCGCATACCAGGATTCTCATTCCGCCGCACCCCGAATGTAACGATGCTCGACTGGAACCCCGGCCTTTTTGGCTGCCTTGATTCCATCTTTCATGCCATCCGATATGCCGTTATCCGCATAAACAGCGGTTAATTCCGCGACCCTGCACCAAGCCAGCCCGGCATTGATTCCCCACCAGCGCTCTTCCTTTATTTCATCGCGCAGAATGCCCGGTTGCGTGTAAAGCAGGTGACTCGCAATTGGCGCTTCACCGCGTTCAAGCGAATCACGCACGCAAGCGCGGCCATATTCTGTGTTTTGCTCGATATTTCCGGCATAAGGGCTTTCAATGATGACGAGCTTCATTCCGCCGCCTCCGCGAATAGTGGCCCATGCGATTTCGGTGGATCCCGGTGTCGCTGTTTGACCGATGCCGAATGACGGCCCTCGCCGGCCAGCCAGGCCAGGCGCTCGCGGATATCGGCCTGGTATTCCGGCTCGGCCTCGATCAGCACGGCTCGGAAGCCCTCGGCGATGGCGGCGATGCCGGTGCTGCCCGACCCGGCAAACGGGTCGAGGATCAGCCCGCCCGGCGGGGTGACGAGCCGCGCCAGCCAGCGCATCAACGCCACCGGCTTGACCGTGGGGTGTTTCGAACCGAACCGGTCTTCCGGGCCAGCCTTGGCGGAATAGAAGAAGCGGGCGGCGGTGCCGGAATCGCCAATCCTGAAACCCTTTTCGCCGACGCCAATGCCGTTGAAACCAATTCCAGTTGTGCCGTCATAAGCGCCGCCCGGCGTATGTGGTCGGACGTGACCCGCGCCGTGCATTCCCATCCGTTCTGATTCCGCCGCGAACGCCGCCTCGACTTCCTCGCTGCCGTCATGGCAGACATTGGCGGGCCAGCGGCCTTCGTCGCCGCCGCGCACATTCGCCCGATCATCCCGCCCATAGATGGTTCCATTTACACCTGATTGCCGAGCCGTACTTTCATCCGTCGCCACCCGGCACCCGTCCACATTCACCGCGCCCGTCCCGTGGCGCAGGACGTTGGCGGCGATGGTTTTCTCGGACAGCGGCTTGCGGGCGAGGACGATCAGTTCGAAGCTAGGCTTTACGCCCTCGGCCCGGCAATCTTCTGCATCCTGCAATAAAGCAGGCCCGGTCGCAGAAAGTGTGAGGGTGTGCTGCAACAATGACAGCGAGGCGTTGAAATGGCTTTCCGCAGTGGAAGCATTTGCATGGAACCCACCGGTCAGGCTGCTTGCCTTGATGATGGAGTCGGCTGTGATCCGCGACAGTGAGAAGTTTAAGGTTTTCCAGTCGATTGTCGTTCCTGATGCCGTTTCGATGATGGACGTGTTCGCTGGAATCAAGGCTTCTTCCAATGTGCGCCGCCATGACGACACGATGCTCAAGCTGATAGTCGTCGCCAACTCGAATTGCGACATATCCATCCCTGCGCTCAAACCGGCCCGTGTATTGGTGGCGTCGTCGGCAGTCCATTGAGCAATAGCGGACGCCTCGGCGAACCCGCTTTGGCTTGACGTTGAATTCTGTACCGCAGCTTTCACAAATGACAGCAACCATAACCGGGCCTCCAATCGAATTAAGCTTGATAGGATTATACCCTGTTCGTGCTTCAAAGGGAACGGCTTTACAGCCAATACAACTGATTCCCAGGCGGGCTTAAGAGCCGTGCCCCAGCCCTGCCAGCGTTCGGCCTCGGGCGTGGCGGGAGCGGTGATATTAGCTTTTCGCTGCGCGGCATCATCCTCATGCATCCAAGGGCGGTCCCAACCAGCATTCTGCGATGCAAGCCCTTTTTCAAACCGAGCGGCTTTCACTTCGTCAAATCCAACAACCTCCCGCTCCGCGCCCGCCGCCTTGTCGATGCCCTTGCTCACGTCATGTGATTTCGGGAATCCTTGGCCAAACAGCCAAGCAACCGTATCGCGTATCTCAAACCCGGCATCCTCGATTGCACATGCCTGCCGGTGCCAACCGCGCGTGCCGCCGAAGGCCAGCAGGTGCCCGCCGGGTTTCAGGACGGCCATGGCCAGCGCCCAGGTTTCGGGGTCGAAAGCGATGTCGCCGCCGTCCCACTGCTTGCCCATGAAGCCAGTAGCAGCGCGTGCATGTGGCGATTTGCCCTGATTGAAGGTCTTGCGAAGTTCAGCGTTCTTGTAAACGTCGTCCGCTGTCGCATTCCCGAAGCGTTTGACGATGCTGGTGAGGTGGTAGGGCGGGTCGGTGACGATGGAGTCGACTTGGACTCCAAGATGCGCCATCAATCGCATGGCGCGGCGGCAATCGCCGGGAATCAGGCGGACACGGTTTCTCATGTCTTCATCTCGTAGCTCTCGAACTTCCGCCCGGCGAAAATGATATTCACCAGCCGATTATTCTCCTCCGGGTCTCGCGATATCGGACCCTGTTTCGTGGGGATTTTCCCAAGGGCGTGGCGTGTCCGTTTCCTTTTATTTTTCGCGTCCGCATACATCCGGTCCATCGTCTCGCGAACTTCCAGACATAATTGCTGGTATTCGTACTGCACCGCGCCTTGCGTGCAGCCAAGCGCGCTCGCGATATTCCGGTATGAAACGCCTTGGCAGCGCATCCGAATGAGAATGTCGATTTCCGTTCGCTTCATAACACCGTCCTCACTTCCTCGACCGACCGCCTCAAAACCGGGCTGAATCGATAGCGGCGTCGCCAATCCGGCCTCGCGGCGCAATCTCTGATCGCGACTGGCCAGTATGGATGCGGATTGGCGATTCATGACGCTGGCCCGTTGTCGATGGCTTCGATGTTTTTCGCGCCCGTGTGACGCCGATCGTACAGGAGCCCGCTGCCCGCAAGCCGCTCGTACCGTTCAAGGTCGAGAACATTCACTATGAACGGCAGACTCGACGGCAAGGGCTTGATTTCGCCAAGGGCAATCATCTTCGCCGTTTGCGCGCTCGAAAGCGGGATTGGCGCTGGCTTCGCTGGATGGCTCTCGCATGTCGGGGGATACGGCATTGTTTCCGTCCAGTCGTCATGCCTCACCTGGTATTCGACGACCCCGGGAAAGCTGATGCGGCCATTTTTGTGTTGCTTGAATTTCATATCGCCGCCTCCAGCCGGTCGCACAGGGCCTTGAATTCCGTGTCTCGCTCGCACCATATCTCCGCTTTTCGGCAAGCATTAATGATGGTGGTATGGTCACGCCCGCCAATTTGTCTGCCAATTTCCGCAAGACTCATTTTGGAGTGATTAGAGAGTGTCAGGCATATTGCGGCACGTGGTAAGAAAACCGCCCTCGCGCGTTGTCTGCCGAGCAATCGAGGAACAGTTATCCCTGACGCTTGCGACGCTTCAGTCAAAAGAGCTTCGGTCATGGTACGATAGTTAAGAGCTTTCGCCGCAGCCCTGCGCTTCCGTGATTCGTTACTCATGCCATGCCGCCATCTTCGGGGTGGGGAGAATCACTGTCGTCATGCGTCCAGCAGCCTCTCAAGCTGCTCCACGGCGTTCGCAGGAGTGTGTGCCGATATGACGTGGTACTCATACCCAAGGGCAACTAGGCCCTCCCCAAAGGCTTTTTGCGCATCGGATTGGCCCCGACCCTTCACCTTGTTCTCGATATGCAAGAGTCGCCCGCGCATCCAAACCATCAAATCCATGGCGCCAGGCACGAGCCCCATGTCACGAAGGCTCTGCATTTTGGCGTAGTTCACCCTGCCGTTAGCCGCGAACATCGCCGAATCGTTGGGGATGGCGCAGAACATCACATCGCGCGCCAGATCGCGGCGGGACTCAAGATACTTCACCTGAGCCTTTTGCAGGTCGCTCTCTTTCCAGCCGCGCATGGTTTGTTCGTGGCGCTTCATCCCCATTGCTCCGCCATGGCCTGTGCGATTCCGGTATATGTGCGGCTGCGCTCTTTCCAGCGGTCGGGACCGGGCGATGCCCGGTGAACACGCGCCGCCCGGCCCTCGACAATATCTGTAGCGCGAAGCGGCATAAGGCCATCCAGCCACAGACACGTTGCCTTGGTTTCCCCGTGCCCGAACTGCCACGGGTGAATAATCTGGTCGGGCTTGCGGATTCTCGACGAGATAACCGATATCGGGTTTTCCAGAGCCTTGCGCGGTATTGGTGCGTCGAGAAGGCGCTGCACGAAATTCAGCGCCGCTATCTGTTCGGCCACTTTGTCCTTGAACCAGCGGGCGCCGGAAACCGCCAGGTGCGTACAGGGCGGATGTGCTATCATCAGATCCCAACCGTTGCCCAGAATATCAAGAACGTCGCCCTGAATATGCTGGCCGCTTGTTTCCGAAGGCAACAGGTCGCACGACCATGCGTCATGCCCGCGAGCCTTGAAGGCATCCCGCACAACACCGGAGAATTCGCATCCGACAAGGACTCTCATCTCACCCTACCCCGGAAAAGGACCGGACCCGAAGGCCCGGCCAAGACAGGGAGGCGCACCCTGGGAGGGGCGCATGGTGGACGCGGGCAGAGGATGTTGAAGGTGTGAAGCCCGATCCTCTGTTGTTCCCGCGTCCGTCGATGGCTGGCACAAGGGTAATATCCGCGCAACACGGTGGGGAGAACCGGTGCGCGCATGTACCAGCCATCGAGAGAAGCGGGGTGCCGGGCGCGGCGCAAGGAGTATCCGCGCCCGGCGGGCCGTCCAGTTGAGGCAAGTTGGACGGCGATAAATTGCCGGACCCGGCACGAGGAATATCGGGTCCGGCGGGCCGTCCGTAACGGGTGGGCGGCTTTCTGTGCTACGCTGGCGGTCATTGGCACCCCCTCCGCGCCTTCAACGCGCGCTGGACTTTCGCCCATGTCGGAACCGGCGGGAACAGCCGTGCGAGGAGGCGGCGGATCATGACAGTGCCTCATATCCGTTCAGAGCGGTGCGGATTGTCTGTATTTCCTTCGGGCTGTTGCGTGTATATTCCGCACCCGATTTCTTTATTGCCTCTCTAATGCGCGGCACTTGCGTGCTCCACATTTCGTGGTTATTACTGATAAAGGGATCATCCCAGCAGTTGAGGACGCCAAATATCGCGTCCGCGGCAGTCGTTGCATCGCCAACCGTTAAAAATCTGTACGGAAGTGCAAAGCCGCTAGGCAGGTGGGTGACTACCCATTCGTGCTCTCGGCGACGATCTACGGCGAATGGCGGTGAAACAACGCCGTCTAGCGTCATTGAATTGCCAGAGGGTGGGATGGCAATCTGAAATTCGCCTTGCTGCCATTCCATCAGCACGCCCCCCACAGCAGGCAGGCCGTCGTGCCCGGCGCGGCCTCAAGGGCCAGCAGGAATACCAGCATTATCATCGCCAGGCAGATGGCGCAGCGGCGCACAAGCGGTTTCATGGCGTCCTCCAAAACTTTTCCCCGCGCGCCACAATGCGCCGCCAGCGCGCAACCCATACCGATGAACGCGCCTGTTCCCCGTCGGTTGTATTGACGGCGGGTCCTTTCCGCGCTTTCGGTGGCGAAAGGGAAAGGTTGCTGCAATGATCGAACACGTCCACCAAGTGCTGCGGGTCGGCAGCGATATATTCGGTAACGCCGGATTTGATAATCAGGCACAGGAAGAACAGCAGGACCAGAAGCAGAATTATCGTTACGATTGCGGTCATGAGTCCTCGCTCAATTTTTCGGACGGCTCATTAACGTTTTGTTAACCATGATTATGGATATACTGGTGTGGGTGGACTATCCTTAAGGGGGAGATCATGCATACCAAAAATTATCCGCGGCTGGCGGTCTCCAGCAACTCATCCACGGACAAATCAACGTCGCGCTCGCGGGCCAGAATCAAAAGCCGCGAATGCCACTTGCCGGGCACGCCTCCAGCGGACCAGTTGCGGATTGTCGAGGGCGGGATTTCAAGCGTTGCGGCGAGTGCATCGACGCCGCCGAAACGCGCCAGAATTTCTTGTGGGGTTGACATAAAACAAGAACTATCCAATTATTGGACTAATGTCAATCCAAAAAACGGATGCAAAAATAAGGACAAACGTATGCCGCCGCAGGGATACAGTGTGTCCATGGCACGGACACGGAAGGTTCCGCCACCTGTTGTTAAAAAGCAGGGCCGGAAGAAGCACTCACCCCAGGACGACCTGTTTAAGCGACAGGTCGGAACGCGGCTGCGCGAGATACGCAACCACTGGAAATACACCCAGAAAGAGTTCAGCCAAATCCTCGGAATCCCGCACGGGACGTACAACAAATACGAAATCGGCGAGTCATTCCCCCACCCCGCCACGATTGCACAATTGATCGTGTGGGGGGTGAACATGAACTACCTCCTGGCCGGTTTCGGCGACCGTTTCATTCGCCATCACGTCATGCGGCCCGGCCAGATCGAATACCCGATCAACTGATCCCGGCATTTATCTTTCGTTCTCGTTTTCCTTCAGTCTGGAACAATTCTAGCAGCCTCACGTTTTCGTGAAGTCGCGTCCGTTTTTTGGATTGACGCTATCCAATAAATGGATTACGCTCTCTCTATCAACCCTGATGGAGAGACGCAATGCCTGCGGAGACAAATAAGCCTTTTGGATCGGACCGGAGAGTATCGGTGAAAGCGGAATACGCGGCAATGCTACAGCCGTTCGCCTCCACTGAGAAACACCGATATTGCCTGAACGGTATTTACGTCGCGCCGCACCCGGACGGTGGCGTTCTCATGGTCGCGACCAACGGTCATATTATGGGCGTGATCAGGGATAAAGAAGGCGAGTCCAACGGCCCATGGATTTGCCGTATACCGCGCGATGTAGCGCGCGCCGTCAACGTCCAGCGGCGGTCAAAGAAGCGGGTGGCTGAAATAGCGGACCGTCTCTTGTTCACGGGCACGACGGCATATGTGGTGAACGCCAGTTTTGACATAGAGGCTGGCGATATGTCGGAAATTGGCCCGTATCATCTTATCGCGGCGCATGCCCCGCCAATCGATGGGACGTTTCCCGACTACCATAAAGTGCTTCCGACCGAGATAGCTGATGGCGGATGCGTAGCGCTGGCGAGACATGTCCTTGAGCCGTTCCTAAAGATAGCGGCCATGCGGATGGCCACCGGGGTCGATATCCACGCGAGCGGTCGGACGGACCCTTGTGTCATTTTCGTACCAAATACACCCGAATTCTTTGGTGTTGCCATGCCATTTAGGTCGGGTGTGGAAGCCATCATTCCGCAATGGATCGCGTCTGACCCCGTGCCAAATGCCGCCGAGTAACCCCGGCATCAACCCTGATGGAGAGCGACATGACCCCAAGAGAGATTCGCGACGCATGCAACGAAATGGCCAAGGGCATCGGCGAGCGCGCCAACATACACGTGGGCTTCAACACTTTCGACGAGCCTCTGTATGCCAACATCATGGCTGGCGGCGAGACAAGGCTTCGGGTTAAAGCCGAAGATTGGGAGGAATTGTTCCGCAAATTGCGTGAGGAGTGGAAAGCCTGCGACGACGAATTCCGCGCCAGCATGATCAAAAAAATGGCGCTCGAAATCATCCGCATTACCGACGAACAGGGTGAATGCACCGACGCGGCATTGCGCGGGGGCTGGACTTTCACCGATGCCGACGTGGAGCGATTTGGTTCCGACGCCTGCGCCAAGGCCGACGAAATGGCCGGCAGGGGTCCGTTCCGTATTACTCGGATTGCTGGCGCGAACGCCGCCTAACCCCCGCACCGATGGAGAGAGCCGTGACCAGCCCAATAATGATGATTATCCCAACTGATAACGGCTTCGTCTTTATGCCGTTCAATATGAATGTTCTGGTCAGCGTCGATCCGACGAAAACGGCGGAGGTCTTGGTGGCTCGCAACGCTGCTGAACTGGCCGAACTTGTGCGCGAACACTACGGAGACGCACATGACGTTTAAGCCCGAGAGGAAAACAACCCATCCAAGCGGCTACGTGACATTGCGCATGAGGGATGATGACGCCGCACGAGTTAAGGCGGCTGCCAGAGCGTCCGGGGTATCCATGACCGAATTTATGCGTCAGTGCATCCTCTACGCCCTCGACAACATGGAGGCACCATGACCAGCACCACCGCCGCTAACGGTAAGCATACGCCCGGCCCTTGGTACGTTTGCCCTGAATGCGCTTATGGGTGGGACATCCACAGCGTCAACGGAAATATTTGGGTTGGTGACGCTAAAAATTCTCACGACCAACAAGATGGGTTCCCAACCACAAGTGAGGGGGAGGCCAACGCCCAACTGATATCCGCCGCGCCGGATATGCAAGAGGCGCTGAATGCATGTGACAAGGCATTTGCCGCTTGGCAGGTCGGGCAGATTCCCGGTCGCCCCGAAGATATTCTTGCGCTGATATCCGAGGTTCGCGCCGCCCTTGCGAAATCTCGCGGAGAAACCCCATGACCGCCCTCGCCGCCTACGAATCCGGCGCCGGCCAGCGGACCCGCGAGGAGCGCAGGGACTTCGCGGAACGGACGGATATCGACACGCTCCTGAAATGGCTGCTGTCCGACAGCTTCGCCCTGCCCGTTCAACGCGCCGCGATGTGGCTGGCCGCGGACCCCTTAAATCCAAGGGCAAGCCTGGAGGTCTACCGGGAGCTTTGGGCGGCACACCGCAGGAACGCCAACTGGTCGCGCCTTGCCCCGCGCCGGGAGATACGCAAGGCCATTACGGCGGTGGCGAAAATCCATGGCGAGCAGCGCGCGGCGGTGAACTCACAGGCCACGATGAACGGGTTTATCAACGGATTGGCGGCGGAATGATGACCGACAAACCGGAAACCGCGATGGCGCGAGCCTTTATGGCCACACATCGAAAGTCCGCCGCGCTTGCCAAGGCTCGCGATCAAATCGCCGCCCTCCGCGCTGCCGGATATCGCATCGTGCCGGCAGAACCTACGAAGGAACAGTGTGAGGCGGCACACACAGTCATTGCCGGTGACGACGGGGGAATACCCGAAGTCTACCGCGCCATGCTCGCAGCCGCAGAGGAGTCCGGCCATGAGTAAGGACGAGGAACAACTTGAGCAACGGTCATTAACGATATTCTCAATCACCAAAAATCGACGTGTGGCTCATACCGGTGGGATGGGCAATCGCAGTGACGAATGTGAAGAATACGCCCGCCGCATAGTCGCCTCCTGGAATGCCTGTAAGGGCATCGAAACGGAAACGCTGGAATCCAGGGCCGTGGAACCATGCGATATCTGCGGCGCGGCGAGCCATAACCTGAGAGCTAACCGGGCAGAAGCCCGCGCCGACACGGCAACGGCACTGCTCACAGAGGCGCGCGACTTCATCCGGGCCGAGTACAATGCCCTGCTGGATTCCGCCTGCCTCAAGGATGAATCCAACCACCCGCGCCGGGATACGCTGGACCCTTATGCGGCAGAGCATGTTGGCGCCTACGAAGCCCTGCTCGCGAAACTGGACGAGGCGCTGAAATGACCGACCAGGAACGGGCCATCCGGGACGAACTGGAAATCCACGGCGTTCTGGTGACGGGCAAATTGAACGAATGGAGATTGAAATGACCGAAGTTCAAACCACGAAACCAGCCGGCGCGCTGGTGGAAGCGGAATCCGCGGCATTGCCCGCAGTCCAGGAGCAAGGGTCGGTGGCCCTCATGCGCATGATCGAGCGGGCAATTACGGACCCCAACTTCGACGTTGCCAAAATGGAGCAGTTACTCGCCGTCAAGGAACGGTGGGAAGCCAACGAGGCCCGTAAGGCGTTCGTGCGGGCGCTCGCCGCGTTCAAGGCCGACCCGCCCAAGGTGAAGAAGAACCGGCACGTCAAGTTTGCGCAGACGGAATACGACCACGCCACGCTCGATCATATCTGTGACGTGGTGGGCAAGGCGCTGGCGGCGCACGGGCTGTCCCATACATGGAAGGTTGTGCAGCATGAAAACGCGGCTGTCGAGGTTACATGCGTGTTGACCCATGAACTCGGACATTCTGAGCTGGTGACGATGCGCGGCATGCCGGACAGTTCGGGCAGCAAGAACCTCATCCAGCAGATCGGCTCTACCACCACGTATTTGCAGCGGTACACGCTCCTGTCGGCAACCGGGCTCGCGGCGGCGGGGCAGGATAATGATGGCGGAGCGCCAGCAGACCTAATATCCGCCGAACAGAAGAAAACGCTGGTTGCGCTGATGAAGGAAGTCGAGGCCGACACCAATAAATTCCTGAAATATCTCGGGGTCGAAACCATCGACGAACTGCCGGCCAACTCTTTCGGGTCGGCGAAGACCGCGCTTGAGGCCAAGCGGAGTGCGAACAATGCAGATATATGACGTGGAACAACGCAGCGACGAATGGTACGCGCTTCGGGCGGGGTTGCCCACGGCCTCAGAGTTTTCCAAGATCGTCACAAGTCGTGGCGAGCCGTCGAAGTCCGCCGCCACCTACGCGCTGACCCTTGCCGCGGAACTGTTCGCGGGTAAGCCCGTGGACGCATGGGAAGGCAATGCCTGGACCGAGCGCGGGCGTGAAATGGAATCGCGGGCCGTCGAACTCTACGAGTTTGCCCACGATCTGGACACCGTACCCGTGGGGTTCGTAACCGACGACGAGGCCACTATGGGCTGCTCGCCGGACCGGTTTGTCGACGATGACGGGCTGATCGAGGTCAAGTGCCTGAAGGCCGAAAACCACGTCAAGGCCATCCTCTATTACCAGAAGAACGGGCGCCCCCCCACGGATTACGTGCAGCAGGCGCAGGGCCAGATGATGATCTGCGGCCGGAAATGGTGCGACATCGTTTTCTACCACCCGGAACTGCCCATGCTCACCATCCGCACGGAACCGGACAAGGACGTTCAATACGCGCTGATGGACGGCATTCCGAAACTCTGCACCGAGCGGGATCGGGTTCTGGCGGCACTGCGCCGGCAGGCCGGGCCAAACCTCGATACACCGAATACCATTATGGCGGCGGGCTAATGGCTGACATCCCGCCCCTGGCATTTGACTGGACCGACGAGGGCGTCATGCACCCGCAGCGTCCGCGCCTTGCCGATAAGCATTACGTCGTCGGCGAATCCTACATGCTGATCCCGCATGAAGAGCGGTCAATGCGCAGCCATCGGTTTTACTTCGCGTCGGTGAAAGAGGCATGGAAGAATCTCCCGGAGGATGTGGCGGACAGGTTCCCGACGGCGGATCATCTTCGCAAATACGCGCTGATCAAGTCGGGCTATCGGGACGAACGCAGCATCGTTTGCTCTTCGAAGGCTGAGGCGCTGCGGGTCGGGGCGTTTATCCGCCCCATGGATGAATACGCGGTCGTGGTCGTGCGGGACGCCGTGGTGACGGTGTACGAAGCCAAGTCTCAATCAATGAGGGCTATGGGCAAGAAAACCTTCGGCGCCAGCAAGGAGGCCGTTCTCGATACCGTGGCGTCGATGATCGGCACGACATCCGGCACGTTGACGGCCAACGCAGGTGCGGCGGCATGATGTGCCCCAAGCCCCCGAAGCCGGTCCGCGACAAGGCGCATCTGGCGTTCGTGGCTGGCCTGCCCTGCTGCATCACGGGCAGAACCGACGGAGTGCAGGCGCACCATTTGTTGAAAACCAGCGAAAAATGCATGGGCCGGCGCTCCGGCGACGACAAGGTTATACCCCTGCACCATGAAATCCACACCGCGCTGCACGGCAGCGGCGACGAGACGGCGTTTCTCGATATTTGCGTCATAGATGGCCCGGCCCTCGCAAGGGCGCTGTACGCCGCCACGGGGGACCATGAACAGGGCTTGCGCGTGGTGCGCGGGCTGGAAAGGACGGGGTGATGGACATACAAAAACTAATCGACACGATGAACGACTTAGACCAGCACACGCGCGCGAATTACCACCTGACGCTGGGGAAGCTGATTGAATCACTGGCACCAATGCCGGGGACTTTACCGGTTCACTTCGACTGGAACGGCTACAGCCCCAACAAGGAAAGGAGCTATCGCGGATACTACTGCGATCTCGCCTTTGATTGGGGGACGGAGCCAATGACGGTAGAGACGCTTGCCGGCATCTGCGGCCGGGCACTGGGCAGCACCTACATGGGGTACAAGGGAGGCGATTACGTAATGGGCGACCGCACGCCACTGTGGGCTGCCGAGTATGGTCACGAAGGGCGGGCCATCGTTGGAATATCGCTCGCCGACGACCGCGTGATAATCATAACCAAAGACCTGGAAGAATGACCCGCAAGGACTTCGAAAAACTCATCGGCCTGGAGAAGCGCCGGATAGCCGCGATGCATGAGCTTGGGGTGGAGGAATGAACAAGGCAATCCAGGAGGTCAGAGAACGATGACGGACAAATCAGAACCACGAAAACAGATAGTGGACGCGTGGGGGAAGCAGCAAGCGTGCTTCGCTGTTTTGGAACAAACCGATGCTTACAAGGCATACTGCAAGACGAAAGAGCATACCGAAGAGCTTTACGACGAATTCGGGGAGCCGGTAGGTGCTTGTGAAAGCTGCGGCGTGCCGTTCTTCGAGGACGACAGGTTGTTTACCTACGTGGACGGTGAAATGGTCTGCTTGATGGACGGAAACCCGACTGGCAAGACAGGTCCGTGCTACGGGAAACTGTCTGGAATAATCACCAATGCCTGACCTCACCCCTATACCCTGCCCACGCACCGGGCGCTGGACCTGGCCGCATATCGTCCAGTACAGGATCACGGAAGGGCCGCCAGTGGCTGGAATTCCCGGAGGCGAAGTCATGAACAAGACGTTGCGGCGGATTAATCCGAAGGAATTCCGGCGAGAAATTGCGGGATACGATTGCAGTTGCCCGTTCTGTCGCGACAGGATCGAAATGTATTGCGCCCACGGCTGTCCTGCTTGCGGGGGTAGTGGCAGAATTGAACCGATCCGCCTCAAACCCATGACGACGGAAGCGGGGCTTTCATGACCAGCCTAATCAGCTACCCGGCGATTTTCTCGGCGGCGATGGTGCGGGCGATCCTGCGCGAGATCGAAGCGCCGGACACCGGTAAATGGCAAACGCGCAGACTCTCTGAAACGTTTGTGGCCGCGGCCAACCCGCCTGCCGGTCAGGAGGGCAAGGTCGGTTACTTCAAGCCCACCGTCTGGCAGAAGCGCTACGAGCGCTGGCAGGCGGGCGAGCGGCCCTGGATTTGGGTGCGGGAGACGTTCGGCACGATGGTTTGGCATGAGCTTTTCGTCGGCCCGCGTCCGCCTTCGTACCACACGGTTTATCGCGCTGGACCGCACCCGTTTAATCGCGACATACCCCACGGATGGACTGATGGACAGGACCGTTGGCGTCCGTCGATTCACATGCCTAAACAAGCCTCCCGCATCTGCGGCCCCGTGACGGACATGCGCCGTGAAAAGTTGCAGGATATCTCGGAAGAGGATGCTATTGCGGAAGGCAGTCGAGAGCCGTCGCTGGTGCCAACTATTGGATCATGCTGGAGCGAGCGAGACGCCTTTGCAAAACTCTGGGAATCCATCCACGGCCCCGGCGCATGGGAGGCCAACCCGGAAGTCGTCGTGGTGCAATTTATCCCGCAACTGGCGAACATCGGGAGTATCGCCCATGGCTAACGGTCACAAGATACTAATCACGGAGGCTGAGGTAATGGCTGAGGAAGATGAACAGTTTGCCCGTGCCGAGAAGGCAGAGGCCCGCATCAAGGAGCTTGAGGCCGAATATGACGAACTCGCCATGAAATCCTATCGAATACCCCAAAAGCATCATTGGCGCGGTGAATGCGGCCACGAGTGGCGAATAGACCAGGCCGGGGAATGTCCTATCTGCGAGCGCTACCGGCTGGCCGCCGACTGCGCAGCGCTGCGGGAGGCACTCAAGACTCAGCATGATAGAGCCATGGTTCTATGGGAAGACTGGCTTGAGGCCGCTCGTCAGTACTCCGTGGAGGGAGAACTCTACTCCGACAAAATGGCGTGCAGAGCATCTAACAGATTTATGGAACTTGCGGAAATGGCTCGGCAAGCCCTCTCCACCGACCACCCCGGCGACAAGCTGCTGGTGGCGATAAAGGCAGCGGGCGTCCTTCACAATCTCGTAGATGAGTTATGCGCCGCCGTCGATGCCGAGGGCGAAGATGTCGGAGGACATCGTGGCAGCCTTACAATTCTCAAGGAAATTGGTCCGGCGGATGATGAATTGGGCCAAGCCCTCGACCGTCTGGGAGATGCGTGATGCTTGCCCTTCGAGACAGCATTCCAATGCGAAGCATCCGCGATAATGGTGGATTGTGGGTGCCCCGGCAACTGTCTCGCAGGACCGCGTGTCGGTTGCAGCGGTACGAATTTATCCGTGTTGAGAGAAACCGTCCAACGCCGAAAGGAAGAACAGTGCATATGTTTGTTGTGCTGGCCCCCGCCGGCCTCGCCGCCCTGGAGCAAGCCGATGAGTAAGCTTAATCACGTGCATTTTGGCCCGCCGATACCGCTGGTTCCGGTAACGCAATTTTCGAAACTGAGACTATCTCGCGAGCAATGGGCTGAAATGTGGGCGATTATTGGCCCCTCCGTCGAAAAGAATCTCGACACGGAACGAAAGGCAATACGACAGATGCCGTTGTGGATGATAATTACCGCCGCCTACGTCGAGGGGTTGCAGCACGGAAGCGAACTAGCCAAGGCCATGAAGGAGCAAGCCGATGACCAGTAAACCCGCCGACATCATAGAGGCCGAGAACCGTGGGTTCGCCAAGGCGATTGAGGCGGCTGCGCAGATTGTCCAGATGGCACGGGAAGGAGAGCACGACACCGATTTTCGTAGCATCATCTATTCCATTCGAGCCCTGAAAGGAACGCCCCATGACCACTGACCTGATTGCGAGAGTGAAGGAGCGGGCATAATGCCGGACGTAGAGAGGAAAGTGCCAATCAAACTGGAAATAGGAGAGTGTGTTCGGGTGACATTAAACGAGTTTCCCGATGATGCCGTTCCGGTAGAGGCGAAGGTTGTTCGTATTGATTTGCGTTTCCCTGATTCGCCGGAGTATCGGGAAGTCCGGTATACGCTGCGTCTTTCGGCCCACCCGTTCAAAACCATGATAACCGGCGGACCTATGCATGAGATCGGGTTTAGTGAGAATGCGACTGACATACTGATTGAACGCGCTGGAGAATATCCATGAATGACCTCATCGCCCGCCTCGAAGCCGCCCCGGAGGGCAGCCGGGAGTTAGACGCGGAGATCGCGGTCGCCGTTTGGCCGAAGCTGGCTGACTATGCGCCCGATACTAAGCGTGGGCCCGGCCACTGGATTAGCCCAAAGGACGGTCCGGTTTATGCTGAAAATTACACCACCAGCATAGACGACGCGCTTACCTTGGTGCCTGAGGGGCGACGTTTCAAGGTAGGCAGAGACGACGATGGTACGGGTTATGCCTCTGTTGGCGGCCCTCGGATAGTCATGTCTGCCACCCCAGCCCTCGCCCTGTGCATCGCTTGCCTGCGGACGAGGGAGGTATCCCATGACTGATCTAACCATGATTCCCCGCGATGCTGTTGGCCTTCGCCTTTGCAAAATAAGCGCTGGCCAATTGGTATTATGCGAGCCGGTTATCTTTGATCGCGGGCGTCTGGCGGTCGATACCGTTTTGCGGCGTGCTGCAATAAGCGGGAAGGTTGGCCCAATTGGCGAGACAGGTGATTTCTGGGCCGATTTTATCAACAAAGATGGAGATTGGGAAGAAACAATTGCGCTCGACCGGGGCGCTTGGAACAAATTGAAAAATCATTGGATGCGATGCCGTGTCGTGGCCGGTGGCCCATGACTGACAAGGTTCAAGACGATGCAGATGTTAAGGCGCGGAATGAGGCGGTGGCGCGGGAGAGGATGTATCAAGAGCAAAGGATCAAAGACAGATATATAAACTCGCTTATCCGCGAAGCCCGCCAGCAGGGGATGCTGCACGTTCAGGAAGACGCGCGTAAGCCCTTTCTTACTGTATTTCTGGATGGCCGGAACGAACATGGATCGCACGTTCTGCCGATGCCCGGCGACTCTATTGGAAGCGTGCAGCATTGTCTCGACATTCAAAGCCTTCTGGAAGATCAATCCGAGGGTTTGGCCGAGAAAATCATTTCCGAGGCGAAAGTCCTCGGCTTTGAAATTGGTCATTGCGTCGTGACAATATGGCGGCACACGAATGACTCGGACTGGCCGGGGAATGACTATTTCGAGTATGTTTGCGTCTCGGAATCCCTGACCGTGCTTTTCTGTGGATCAGCAACAGAACAGCGCGAAATGTTCGAGCGCGCCGCAGGGGAGGGGAAGTAGATGGTCACTGACGCCGAAAGAGCGTTAACCGTCTGGCTGATTCGCGTGAGACTATGGAAGCCCTTTATCTCCATGCGGATAGCCCAAATAAATGCGTGCTTTGGGACACAATGGATTTTCAATTGGATGCGTCGGCGGCAGATCGTGGACAGTCTGAAACATGCGCCGTGCTGTCCAGCGAACCATTATCACAAGATGAGGCTGGTATTTCAACGCTGCACATGTGGAGCCGTCGCCATCGAGGCGCGGGCTGACAGCGAATGACAGGAGAAGATTGAGATGGTGGGAACGCGCCCCTACACCGTCGCCACTCTGGCGGAGCGCTGGCAGTGTTCCGAGCAACACATTCGCGATCTGATCAACAGGGGAGAACTGCCTTGCTTCCGCGCGGGCCGTCTGATTAGGATAACGGCTGCGGAGGTGGGGCACTTCGAATGCGGCTCAAATGGTATCGTGGAAGCTGGTACGGCGTCGATACGGTCGGCGGACGAACATGCCGCGTTGCCCTCAGAACAAAAGATCGTGGTACTGCCGAGCAACGATTGGCGGACCTGAACCGCCCGCCGGTCAATGAGTCCGTCGCCGAAATATACCACGCCTATTTGGAAGACCTGACAGCCAGAGGAAAGCGCGCCGATAGAGGCGAAACAGCATGGAAAGCCCTGAAAGACACCTTTGGATCGCTGCGGCCAGATCAGGTTACAAAGACCTTGTGCCGGTCCTACACGGCACAACGGCGCCTGCAACGCCGGGCAGACGGGACAATAGGCAAAGAACTCGACTGCTTACGGGCGGCCCTGCGATGGCACGACAGGCACACCAAGGCCAGCTTCGAAATGCCGCCCCGGCCGCCACCAAGGGACCGGCGGCTTACCAGGGGGGAATACAAACGTCTCCGGCTGGCCGCGAAGAAATCCGGCCTGCATATTTACGTTTTTGTGGTGCTGGGATTGGCCACGGCGGGGAGAAGGCAGGCCATATTGGATCTGACGTGGGACCGGGTGGATTTTCACGGTGGGCTCATCAGATTGGCCGATGGTTCGCGGGGGAAGGGAAGGGCCACGGTTCCCATGAGCAGGCACGCAAGGCGGACTCTCGCACTGGCGCGGAGACATTCAGTCACATCGCATGTAATAGAATATGCCGGAAGGCCGGTGGGATCGGTGAAGAAAGGCTTCGCTTCGGCCTGCAACCGCGCGGGACTGAACGATGTTTCGCCCCACGTTCTCCGGCATACCGCCGCCGCGTGGATGGCCGAAAAGGGCATTCCGATGACAGAGATTGCGCAATTTCTCGGGCATTCGGATTCGCGAATTACGGAACGTGTATATGCCCGATTTTCTCCCGATTATCTGCGGGGCGCGCTGTCGGCGCTGGAGTGACGACCCTTGCGGCCAACCTGTGTGCCGATACCGCGATGCCCTGTACAGATACTGCGAATAATGGTTCTGCCAACGTTAAATTCGTTTGCTATCGACTGATGCGTACAACCTTCGGAGCGCAACTGCAAAATGCGGGCAATGTCGCCGTCACTAAATTTCGAGAGCGGATGTTCGTTGCCGTATGTACGACGGGAGAAATCCTGTGTGTTTTTTTCGTGCGTAGTAATGCGAAGATTTTCCCGACGATTATCAAGCGTGTTGCCATTGACGTGATCTACCACCACACCTTGCGTAGTCACAACGTTGGCAATCAGCCGGTGCATCTGGACCCACGTAATTGGCTGTCCCAAAAAAATACCTCTTGCCGGGCGCGTGCGGGCATATTGATATTTTTCTCCGACGTACGAAATGTGCCAATTCGTACATGCCAAGAAAGGCAGAATATCGTCATCAACCAAGACTTCGCCGCCTGTTATCTGAAATCTGCTAGCCATAATTTATTTATAGCGCAATTGAACCGGGGCCGCAAGACAGGGCGCTTTCGTTCCGATGGTCCAAATGGGCCAAAGTTTCATGGTTTGTTCAGGGTCAAACAGAGCCGAAGTGCTTGTGTTTACTACAGTATATCGGTACATTGGCGAGTGGGAATTGTCTTCACACGGCGGGGGGCACAGGTTCAAATCCTGTCGCGCCCACCATTTTCCTCAATAACTTACAGCGTCGGCAGACAGTTCCCTTACGTTCATTTGAACCAAGGGGATATCATGACCAACGACGAAATCGACCGATTCTGGGGTTACGTCAATAAAAGCGGCGATTGCTGGCTGTGGACGGCGGGCTGCTTCAAGCGCGGCTATGGCGCCTTTGCCTATGACGGTAAACGCCCTGGATATGCTCACCGGTTTTCGTATGAGCTACACTTTGGCCCCATCCCTGAGGGCAAGGTGATAATGCACAAATGCGACAACAGGAAATGTGTAAACCCCGCTCACCTGAAAGCTGGTACGCAGCGCGACAACATACACGATGCAATGGCAAAAAATCGCTGGATGACCAAGGCGCGCGAAAACTATCTCAGCGCCCAACCTGGCTCAATGGCGCACCGCTATCAGAAACGATGACCCCACAACCGGCTGAACGTGAAGGAAAAAATCGATGAGCGAGTCAAGACTTGGTGTTGGCCCGATTTCACCATTGCCGTGGAAGGCAGTCTATCACAACGGTCCGTATGGGTATATTCGGGTTATTGACCGCGACGGGAAAGACGTTGGTATCGACGCCTTTCCTTCTCGACCGGGCTGCGACTCAGACCGTGTTCGCGCTTCGGTCCTGGCAATGATTGATATCGTCAATCATTTTCACTCCACGACCGGAGAATGACGATGGCATGGCAACCGATTGAGACGGCGCCGATAAATGTTTCGGTCCTCGTATTTATACCAAACGCGGAACATTATGGGGTGGGAATTTATCGGGCAATTCACGTCGATATGGGGACCGGCAAGCGGTGGCATTGTACGGCGTTGCACATGGGCGGAGATATTAACCCGGAGTACTGGCCAACCCATTGGATGCCCCTACCCGAACCCCCGACAGAGCAAGCCGCAGAGGAGGATAAGTGATGGCTGATACTACGGCAAATGAGTGGCGCACGCGGGCAGACCGTTGGGCAAAAGAAAATGGTCGGTTGCGCGGAGAAATAGAGGCCCTAGCGGAATCGTCCGCGTCCGCCATCACCGAAGCCGTCGCTGCCGAGCGGAAGGCTTGCGCCGATGCCGTGCGCGCCCTGCGCATCGGTCCCGCATTCGACGGCGCGGAGCATCCGTCTACGAGGATTTTGAACAAGGCGATTGCCGCCATCGAGGGGCGCGGTACAGGTTGAGCCGGGCGGGGAAATGGAGTAGGGTGGGGGATGGGTCTAGGTGAGCAGTCCTGAGACCGGTTGGTGCGGCGGGCATTCACGCTTAATCAGTCCAACCCCGGAAAGCGCGCCGGTAAACTATCAAAGGCCAGAGGGGGTGAAAAGCCTCCTGCCAGATACGGGCCGGTAACGGTCCACGGAATGCTGCGGCGGCGCGGGAGACAGGCGCGCAGGCGATTGAGGGTAGCGGCGCACCGCCCCTCATTAGTTGGATGGCGGGTAGCCTCTGGTGCGATGCGAGGCACAACGTCATCGAGAGCCGGAGTAGTGCCCGGCCCGCAGTTAGAGCGGCGTCCCTCCGGGGGCGTCGTTTGCTTTGTGTCTCATATTTCGCGATTCACGTTACACAACGGACTTTGTGTCGCATCGGCTTTACACAAGCCGCCCTTCACGACCGGGGCAGGAGGCGCAGGAGCAGTTTATGGGGTGGTGCCCCGGCCGCCGAATCGCGTCAGACCCAGTTAAATTTCGACAAAAACCGCAGAAACTCGCCATTTCATACGATAGATAGGGCGGCCGCCGGATCCACTCGTCACTGCGCCGCCCGAATCTGGTCGCGGGTGTGCTTGTAGTCGTTTACGAACGTCCTGAGAGCCGAGCAGCCCACTATGACCTCTGCGGCGGGGCAGGGAGGCACCCTGGCTTCCCCGGCGTCCTTGGTCCAGCCGAGTGCCTGCATCTCCTCCAGCGCCTTCGCTTGGACCTCAGGAGCGTATTCCACCAGATCGGGGATGGCCGCAATGACGACCTCAGAACGATCCACCTGACAGGCTGTCATCAACATCGTCACTGGTAGCAGGCTTAACTTTATCCATTTTCTTTTCGACATCGCGGGTTTCCTTGTTGCGTTTCGTGCGCTCTTTTGCCTTACCCCTCTCCTGCCCGTCACGATTGGCCTTAAACAGCATCCCGCCGAAGACGGCTACGGCCACGCCAGCAGCCGCCACGTAGCCCCATAGCTTGCTCAGGCCGAACATTATTGGCCCACCCCATAGGTCATTTGGATTGGTTGAGCAGCATTTTCGTGATTACACGAATCCTTCCATGGGGCGATACCGCTACCGCAGGAAGGGCAAAGCCATCCGGTTGGAGCTAACGGGCTTCGGTTGCAAAGACAAGGTGTGGTCTTGCACACCGGACATACGATGGTTGTTGGGGCGGCGGTTCCGCCATCATTACCCCAATGCGGACCTGCATTAGGCAGCCAGTCTGGAATATAACTCATTTGGATCCCCATTGCGTGGCGAGCGCATGCAGCCCGAAGGCGGCGGCGGCATATCCCCATATGGACCAGGTTACGGCATCGTAGGGGGTGTGCAGCGCCTCCAGCCGGTCGGTGTCGGCATACCAGAACATCGATATCGTGATCAGCGTCCAGAACGCCAGCCCGAGACAGGCGATCTCGCGCTTGAAACTTTTGCGGATGGATTTCATGTCAGCACCAGGGCGTGTAGGTCAGGCCACCCCAACCTTCGATACCGGAACTCCCGGCGTCACCGATGAAGTCGAGTTCACGCATGTCGTGTCCTTTCAGGAAAATACGGGGTGAGTGAGGACGGCCCAAGCCAAATAGCCCGCGAGAGCAATCACGATTACAAACAGAAGAAGCGCGCCAATTCCGGTGAAATCGAGCCTTCCGTCAATACGCGGCCGCAACCACATGCAGCAATCGCAAGGACCGGGCGGATATGCCGGCGCGTTGTGGACGGCACAGTCTGATTTATGTTCCATGCGTTCGGACGTGTCCTTTCGGAAAGGCCCCGCCCGGCGCGAACCGGACGGGGCGGGTTGATTACGTTGTGGCGGCTTCGTCACTCCACCGGCCTGTGGCGCGGTCCCACGTCACCTTGTCGTGGCGAATCACCGTGTCAGCCGGTTGCGCCATCCGCGTCTCATGGTCGGCAAAAGCCAGAGCAGCATTCGACGCCAAGATTTCGTTGTCGAATTCCCCAACTGGCTGACTCGATGCCTGCTCCGGCTCGTTGGTGAATTTCGTGACAACATATCGCGTCACCGGGCGCACCCGATACTCGATGGTCTTCATGGTCTTTCCTCTCAGGTTGAGTGCCGCCCATAACGGGCCGGCACGGAAAAGCCGCGCGGTGGCGGCGCAAAGGTTGTCAATAACCGGGCTATCCTCTACAGTGTGGGTGTTGCGGCGGCGTGGATGCCGGTGTGGAAAGCCGACAAGTAGGGAGACTGAAACTCGGTCCGTGTGGCGGTTGATAGCATTCAGCAATTTAGGTCTGATCCACCGGGCCTACACAAGAATGTGACAACTGGAGCCGGGTGGGGAATCCGGCCCGCAACAGCCCCTCGGGGCGCGCCAGACAAAGCCCTGCCTTGCAACATAGGCGGGGTTTTGTTATGGTGGGATGTTGCGTGGCGCTTATGCGCGAGAGGCCGGAAACGGGTTGTAACTCATCGGGGCGGCATTGCCGGAGAGTTTGCAGGTTAGTCTACGGTTCGACTCCGTAGGCCCGCCGGAGACCAAAACCTGACCCGCAACACCCGCCCTACCCGGGCGAGCCAGACAAAGCCCTGCCTTGAAATACAGGCGGGGTTTTGTTATGGTTAGGGCCTTAAGTCCTCGCCGCCACCGCGTTAAAGCGAGGCCCAAGTCCGGTTAGTGGGCCAATGGCTCGAAACTTGGCGCGGCAAGTCGCCTGGGTTGATCACCCGGCGTGGATATGACCCGCCCCGCTGGACTTCACCGTCCGGCGGGGTTATTATTGGGCGTTGCGGCGGGGTGGAGCGCCCCGGAGAGGTGCCTTGCCGGTGTCCATCGCGGATGGCCCGGCCCGCGACAGCCCCCGTCCGGGCGAGCCAGACAAAGCCCTGCCTTGCAACATAGGCGGGGTTTTGTTATGGTGCGGGCGTTGCGGCAAGGCGAAAGCGGATTAACCACCCACCCTAGCCTGTAAGGGAGGTCACGGCCTCGGTTTTTGGTTATGGTGGCCAATTTTACTGAGGTGGAACGCTGGTTCCTTAAAATGACTCAGGCCCGCAACAGCCCCGGCTCCGGCCGGGGCTTATTCTGTCGGCAGGCGTTTCCTATCCGGATCCCAAGGCGACCAGTCCTTCTTTTCGCTGGCAACATCCCTCTCCACGACGGCCACCGCCTGCATCATCACCGATGCGTGGTGGATCAGGTCGCGCTTGTCGTAGTAGTGTTTGTCGTCGCGGTACGGCCCTTTGTAGCAGACGGTATACCGGTCCTGTTCGACTGGCCGGTTGTGGCCATCGTTTTCGCCGACGCAGAAGAACGATACTCCACCGTCGCTTTCAATTCTGGCAAGGGCTACGCAGTCATCGCATCCGCGCGGGCAAGAATTCGGAATCGGTATCAACTGTAGGTCCAGGTATGCGGCCTCGGCATGTGCTGTTCCGGCGTCAGGTCGTCGAGATGCACGAAGCGTTTCTCGTACGGCCCGTGCTGCTTGGCGCCCAATCCGGTGAAGCCGAACCGGTCGGAATTGCCGATGATGCGGCGTGCCGGATTGCCGCTGGCCGCGATGTCCGCCGCGTGGCCCGTGGTGTGCGGGCCAGTCAGGCCCGTGGTGCTGATCGAGGCGTTGTAGTCCGGGCAGCGATAACCCGAGGATATCGTGAAGGGGAATCCGAGTTCGGCCCGAATCGTCTGCAACCGGTCCAGAAACTCAGGGTCCATATCGGCCTTGCCACAGCAACGGCAGGCAAATTCGGTTTCGGTGAAGTTAGTCCAGCGTGTCCAGTCGAGTGTCATTTCAATCCTCCAGCCGCTCAACGCGGCGTTTCGGTTTCTCGAACATCATGATCTCACCAATCTATAGCCCTCGCCAAACACTGCTTCGATGCGCAGCGACGAAATCAGTTTCGGCCGCAGCCGCCACATATGCGTGCTGATGGTTTTCCGGCAATTCAATGACCCGCCGTCGGAGTCATGTCCCCACAACTGGTCGGCAAGCCTCTCGATACTGCAATAACCAAACCCCAGCAACTCGCGAAGAATGATCGCTTGATGGCCTACGACTGGCTTGGTCGTGCAGTCATAAAGCAGGACGCTCATCGTCTGGCCTGTCCTGCCAGCTCTGTCCCGCTGCCATCATGCAGGTCACGCCCGCGGGAGTCGTGTAGACCAGAGTCCAGGTTTCGCCGTCGTCCGACGCGATAAGCTCAATCAGGGTGCCGTTGGTGGCCAGGCCCGCGGCGACCGGCTTTTCCGAATATTTGCCTTCAAGGTGACCGAGAATTTCATCGCGCTCGCCGCAGGTCTGGGCATGGGCCGGCCACGAAAAAGCCGCGGCGAGGGCGGCGATTACGAGAAAGGGCGCGGAAAATGCCTCATCGCCGCCACCGCTTCACGAGGCCCTGAACCGTTCGGGTCTCGTATATCCTGATGGCCAGCCAGAGAACTGACAGGGCGGCGGCAAGGTCCGGCAGCCAGTCCAGCCATGTGGCTCCCGCGACAGCAACAGCGGCGGCATCGGTGATGTGCTTGACGGGTTCCGGAACCGTCATCGGACTCGACTCGTTCGTGTACTGCGTGCAACTGTTGGGATAGCCATGGGCCGCACCTCCTTTGCGGTTGGTGGTTAGTTCCGGGCGGTCGTGTCAGGGCCGTCCGGGACGCTGCTTGGAAAATCTATTAGTTGCAAAACTATGCGTGCGTCCCCATTTATACCATTATGAGGATGCACGTTTTCTTTATCGGCCTTCTCCTGTGCGCGGCTCCGGCGTCGGCTGAACCCTACGGCAAAGTCAGCACATGGATTGCGAATATGGAAGCCGCGAGCTCGGAAAATCTCGGCGGCTCGATCGCGCTCGGTTACGATACCGGAACGTTTCGCTTCGAGGCCGAATTGAGCAACCACATGCACCTTGGAAACGCCACGATAGCCGCCATGTTGCAGGGTTGCGCCGATATCGGGGACTGGAGAGTTGAGCCGTATTTCTGCCTTGGCGCCGGATCCACAATCGAGGACCGGAAATTCGACAGCCTCGCAATTCAGGGAACGGCGGGGCTGGCATTCCCCGTAAACGACAGCGCCAAATTCACAACGGGGATAGTGCAGCGCTGCTACGGTCGCCTGGCCGATTTCTGCGATTCGCGGGATACAGCCGTCATTGCCGGGTTGCGTGCGAGTTTCTGACCAGTGATTAATTGCGTGACAAAAACCCTCTCAAATGCCGCAATGGTGGTTCTTGTTTTGCTCGCAATGCCCGTTCTGATTTTCTGGGCATCGCTGGTCGGGATGCGCATTACCGGCATATTGCCTCGTTCACGCCGACAGGCCGCTACAACAACTCCAGATGGCGCTGATTCGCCTTGATGCTCAATGACGCATTCGCGGTGTCATGCTCTATCGTTACATTCAGCGCAAGGGCGGTGGTGGAATCCTCGGCAGCCGCGCCCCCGAAAGCTGCGGTCAGACTTGAACTTAGTGTGAGTTCGCCATAGCCGGTCGTCGCCGCGCCCGGAGCGGATATAATCAGGGTGCCGGTCAATGCCTGCACGGAGGTGCTGTCCACCGCCGATATCTCGTATGTAATGGCAAACCCACGGATATTCGTATCCAGGGGGATGGTCAGGCTGATATCCTGATACATCGTGGTCGAGCCGTATTTGATGCGCAGTATAAAGGCCCGGCTGCCGCCAGAGTTATTGAAATATTCGCCAGCTATGAACCCCCGAATGATCCCGTCCGTTCCCAGCGTATTTGCCGGGACAGTGAAATTGTATAAATCCGTTTCGGTAACCGTGTTGACGATCTCATTGGCCGAATTATCCCGGTCGAGAACGGTCACGCTTGTGGGAGCGGCGTTGGCCGGGTCCATCAAGAGAAGTTGCATACCGTCATCCACGAAATGGTGAATCCCCGCAACCATTTCGCCGCCAATCAGTGCAGCCCCGGTTCGGTGATCGAAAATGTTGCGCGCGGCTAGCCCAGAATTCACCATCGTCGCCGCGCCGGTATTGGCGTTGGCGATATCCACAACCCATGCCTGATATTTCGCATAGGCCGTGATTGCCGGGACGGGCGTGATCACATAGGCGTTGACCGCGCCGGTGTCGTCGAAGGCGGTGAAGGTCTGGCCCTGGATATGCTCGCCGCCGATCGACCCCAACAGATTTAATTCGCGGATATCGTCGATGTCGGCAGCGACTATTTCCGTCATCCCGACGGTCGTTCGAATGCGCGCAACCGGCAGCTTGTCATCCGGAATCGTCGGATCGGTCGGGCTGGCGCTTTCAACGCCCGTCGTTGTTCCATCCGCCCCCGTCAGCCGGTCCATATAGACAATATCGTTTCGCGGGTTCGTGGTTGGCGCGACGACAAGGGCCGACGTCTGCGCCGCGACCACCGTAAGGGTCTTGTCAATGACATTGAATATCGAACCCGCTCCCACCAGCACCGTCATATCCGCCGGGGACTGTGGGCTGGCCTTGAAGTCGTCGCCCGAGACTGCGGGATTGCCCTGCACCGGATCGAACGTGGTTCCTCCCGTCGGCGGGTCTGTATCCGTCGCCGAGGTCAGGATTATCTTGTAATCCTGCAACTGCAGCCAGATATCGCCAAACTCGCCATTGCCGTCGGCGACCATCGGGTTGTCATTTTCGGTCTCGGCCAACAGCCTCTCGTCCGGAAAGGTATCGAGCTTGGTCGTCGTGCCGGACTCATAGAAGAATAACTGCGCACCGCTGACCGGCTTTCCGTTCAAGTCGAACCGCGTATACAGTGGCCAGGTCAATCGTACTGCCATTCGTTACCTCATTGGGAAAGCGGCCCCGAAGGACCGTCTGGAATTTCCGGGTTGTTTTTCCCGTGACTTTCCCGTACGGGTCGGGATAGTGTCGCTGGCTCCAGAAGGATGGAGGGAGACATGCGATTTCTAGTGTTTATTGCCCTGCTTATCGTCGCGGGCTGTGAATCCGAGGCGGAACTGCGCGCCCAGGCGGCGGCGAACCGGGCGCGGATCGATGCCGGCGATCATAGAACTTGCACCGGTTACGGGATGGATCTCGGCACGCCCGCCTATGCGGATTGTCGCTTGCGGCTCTCGCAGATCAGGGCGCAGAACCGGGCCGCCCGTAACGCCGCGGCGCTGCAATGGTACGGCATGCAACAGAGGCAACAGCCGGTCTATACCCCGCCACCGGCCAGGAAAGCGCCCATGACCACCAACTGCACCGACCTAGGCGGCGGCATGGTTACCTGCACGACCCAATGACCGTTACCCACTGGATGATACTCATCCTCGCGCTGCTTGCCCTCGCCTGCCGCAAGCGGGTTATGGCGGTGTTGCGCTGGCACCCGGTCGTTCTCATTGGCAACGCCGCCGTGATAGCAAGCCTTGCCGGGTCTTATTTCTTCATGAGATGGATATTCGAACTATACGCCTGGTGGGGCCTCGGCGGTATTTTACTTGCCGGGCTGTTCATCCATCTTTGGCATCGCTGGAAATACGGCTGCTGGCTCGGCGATTAACGAGTAATTTCCGCGCCGGAAAGACGCCCCGATTCCACAGCCGCGACACCAGCCGCCGGGTTGAGACTTTCAAACAGCCTCTGGGCCGAGAGCGCCCGTATAATCTGCCTGTTGACCTCGGGATCGTTGGTGAACAACGCCCTCGAAAGCGTTTCCGCCTGCTGCGGGGTCAACCCGTCTGCGCCACGACCAAACAATCCGCGGAGAAAGCGTCGCGCGGCGTTGCCGGTGTCGCCACGCGCGAGGTCGGACACCGCCCCGCCTACCTCTCCGGACAAGTCCGCTGCATCCGCCTGCCTCAGCTGGGTTTGAGACCCGGCGCCGGGACTGGCAATGGCACGGGACTGGAAAAGCTCCGCTTCCTGTTCCATGGTTTCGCGAAACGCTTTAAATGATTTCTGGTCCGGGAATACGGCGCGCAATCTCTGGCGCTTCAACTCACTGCCGAAGACTCTCTTAACCGCATCCGCGCCGTCGGCGGTCTTGAATATCATGTCGCGAAGTTCGCGCGCCGCGCCCATGCGGAATGACAACTTTTCATCATCGGTCATTCTGGCAAGCTGACGCGTCGTGATTTCCTCGTCAGCGCGCATGAACCGGCGCCCGCGTTCCATCAGTTCGAGAGACCGGGACGGACCGGACCACGCGGCTCGCGCCGCCTTGTAATCCGGCGACAGGCGATCAAGAGCCTTGACATATTGCCGGCGCAGGCTGTCGACTCCTCGATTTACGTCGCCCGAAATTTTCCCCGTTACCGGATCGCGGCTGGTTTCCACCAGATCGTCCAGGCCGCGCTTGACGAAATCCAGTGTTTTCATGTCGCGAATTGCATCCGGGTTGATGATTTTCCCGCCATCGGGCCGCGTCGTAAAGAGGTTGTCGGCCAGATTCTCGCCTTCGTTCCGGGCAATGGTCTGTGCGCGTCGCCATGCTCTTTCCAGGGCCGGACGCCGGAACAGCGATATCAATTCCTCGCTTGGTTCGATCTCCCGCGCATAAGCCTTCTCGTACAGCGGCCTGGCGTTGGCGGACCGGATTCTGTGCAACTCGTCCACCGTCCCCGCAAAATCGCCCGTCGGGTCGAGCGCCTTGTTCACGGTTTCTGTGATTCTGGCCCCCTGGCCAGCCTGCCGCGCCTCAAGCGCGTCTGTGGCTATTTTAGAGGCCTTGCTGGGCGTTCCCGCAACGGCGCGGCCCAGTCGCCGCGTGTTGTTTCCAACGTCCACCAGACGCCCCTCAGGGCCAAGCTCGGATACCCTTCTGAACGCTTCGTCGGGCGTCAGGTCATCCCTTTGCAGCGCCTGGAGGATTTTTTGCGCCGCGACACGAACGTCCTTGCCAAGCTTTGTCTTGGTAAAGCGCTTGATCGCGGCCTCCACGCCTTTTTTGGCCAAAGGAATTCCAACGCCACCCAGGAAACCGCCCAGCGCCGCGCCGAATACCGCTCCGGAGGCCCGCTCTCCAGGAGCGGCGTTGCCGGCGCCCGACGCGGCTCCTGCCGTCGCTCCTAGCGTACCAAGCCTTACCGCACGCGGGACGCTTTGCAGCGCGGCAGAGCCAGTAACTGCCGCAGCGCCCGGCACCGCCCCGAGCATCTTGGTGCCGGCAACCGCGCCGGCAACACCGCCGACAATCTCGGCCGTCAGTGCCGCGCCGGGCTCGCGCTCGCGAATGGCTTGATCCCGGCTCATTTCGGCGGCGAGATTTTCGTCAAAATCCTTCCCCGGTCCGGCACCGATCAGCGTATTGATGCCGGCTGAGATTTCATCCGCAAAACCAAACGTAGCACCGCTGGCCAGCATGCGAATAGTGTCATCTAGGGTTTCCAGCGAGCCGGGCGGCTCCGGTGGCAATACGGTCCCGAATACCGAAAGCGCGGGCTGCGGCTGGGCCGGTGCATCCACCACGAAGCCTTCCGGCAACGCATCGCCAGCAGGCTGTGTATCCAGAACAAACCCTTCCGGCAATGCCTCATTGGCAAATTCTGCCATAATTTACTGTCCCGTTCTCAAATACGTTTCGATTTGCATGAGAATTTTCTCCTGGTCTGGCGTGTAAAAGTTTTCCCACTCGTTTGGTTTTGGAAGAAACATCGCGCCGAGATATTGATCCAATCGATGCTGTTCAAACCACTCACCGAATGGGCGCCTCTCGACAGAACCAAAGTCGCCCGCAACGGCGCGTTGATACGCTTGGCGATCAACCGCTGTCTGCTCCGGCGTCATTGATGCGCGAAACTCTTCTCGCAGCGAGCGGGCCCTTGGATCAACGCGAACGAGATGGTGAAGAAAGTCTGCGGCGATTATATTGGTCAAGTCGGCGCCCTTGAACGCCGGGTCAAATACTTCGACCGTTGGGCGTCCTGGAAAGGGATTCCGTGCCTCTCCAGGGGCGTAAAATTCTAATTTTCGACCTTCGGATATTCCCTGTTCCCGGCTGTCAACGACCTTCAAATCAAACGGCGCAACAGCCTTAAATTCTTGTTTGACGCGATCCTCAATTTCATCGGTCAGTTTTTTTTTTGCGCCGCCGGGCAGATTGGGGGCAGCCCGAGACGGAACCCACTTACCACCCTGGAATATCAATTTCTCCCCAGTCGTCGGATTCGTCGCTGTTGCTCCTTCCTGTACGCTCGGTGCGGTTGCCGCAGCCGCCGGAGCAACGGTTGGAACTTGCGGCGCCTGTCCCGGACGATTGCCAGGCCCGTGAACAATATCCAGAAGGGTTTCCCGCAAGCGCCGAAGATTGAATTTGAATGTGTCCTCGCTTTGGGCCTGATCGAGACTCCCGAAAACGGATTGCAGCAAACGGTTTTCGTTTTCCGAGACCTGACCCAATGCACCACCCGTCGGGGACGCTTCGCGCATCGCCTGGAGTTTATCGAAACCCACATTGGCCTTGATCGTATCCAGCAGCGCGGACAGGTCCTTGGCGGGGGTTCCCGGAACAAAAGACAGAAACGACCCGGCGCCGGTAACGGGGATGTTCGTTGTTTCAACAATATCGAGCGCCCGGTCGATATCTTGTGTTACGATATTCGACTGGACAACCCGGCCCTGCTGTGATTTCTCCGCTTTCTCCGCCGCGCCTTCCCGCTTCGCCTGTTCCGGTCCGCCGGCAATGGGAATTGCCACCGGGCTGGCAAAGCCTGTTGCCGGGTCGGTACGCAGCGCGATACTGCCGTCCGGCTCTCGCGCCCATACAAAATCCTTGGGAGGCTTGCCGAAGTCCTGCCCCTGTGGACCGGTATTAACGCTGACCAGGGGGCTTCCGGGCTTCCGTAGCGGCGTTCCTGCCGGCAAGAGACCGCGGTCAATATCGGCTTGCACCTTCCCGGGCGCGGATTGCGCGCTGTTTCTGTCCTCAACCATCTTGAAGAATTCGCCGATGTCGAGCGCCTGGAAGCCAAGCACCTTCAGGCGTGGTTCAAGGTCCGGCGAGTACTGCGGCGGCAGGTTCGAAACGTCGAGTCCGCTCTGGCCGGCCTGGGCGATCGCGGCTTGATAAGCGGCGGGCCGGTCCTGTGGGGCAGCGTTGAGCACGCCCAACACCAGCCGGGAAATATCCACCGCCCGTTTCTTGCTGTCAGCAAGTTCCGCCGCGTTCATCTTGCCGGCTACGTCGAGCAACTGAGCCGTGGCTTGCGGATCGAGGGCCGCACCCTCCTGAATCGATGCTTCGTCACCCGACAGGATACCCGGAGTAGCCGCGCGGAATCCCCTTCGATCCGAACGCGCCTGTTGCGCATCCTGCCGACGGTCCCGGAAGGCCCCGACCTGTTCCGCCGCGCCCGCGATGGCAGGCAGGTTCAGGTTCTGGATTTCGGTGTGAAATGGCATCATCCCGCTCCTTGCTGCGCCAGGAACTGCTGAAACATCGCGTTGCTAATCCCGCCCTGGATGGCGTTATTGACCCCGACTGCAGTTCCCGCCCCCGCTTGGCCGGCGGCAATGATCGCGTTGCCCTGATTGGCGGCCGTCTGGGCCGTCAGCGCGCCGGTCTGCGCCGCGGACGACTGGCCGATCCCAGCGAGTCCTGCCAAACGGTTGTAGTAATCGGCGAATTCGGCGCTGGCGAGGTTCTGCCCCAACTCGGTAATTGCTTCGGCCTGATTGCCGGAAAACAGGCTCCCGAACCTCGCCGCCGAGCGGTCCAGCGCGTCCACGCCGCGGTTGAAGCGGAATTCGAACCCCGGCGACGTGCGGAATCTCCCGAATGCCGCGTCCTGGGTGAAGAAATCCTCAGGCAAACCGGCAGTTGGGTCAACCGGCGCCGGGACATCGGGCCTGCCGGTCCGAAAACCGCCTGACCCGAAACCGCCACCACCGCGAAAACCGCCCTCACCACCCTCTGTAACGTCGCCGAAGGTATCTCCACGCGGGTTGGTCCCACCGAACCCGCCGAATCCGCCCGAATCGTCCTCCGCGAAGAACTCCCTCGCGCCGGTGCGGGGATTGATGCTGTTGCGGCCGGACCGCACCACGAATCTCTCGGGGTTCATGCCGGCCCGGCGGAATCCGCGCGATAGTCCTTGGCGAACACCGGGTTGCGATGCCACCTCCACGGGCACGAGGGTTTCACCGGGCGAAACATGGGCGATCTCGGTGTCGCCGCCAC